GTCGCGGCCTTGGCCAGCGCCCCATGCGCATCCGGGCTGTGCCGCTGGGTGGTGAGGATGGCGCCGACCCCGAATGCCGAGGCGGAGCGGAAAATCGCCCCGACATTGTGCGGGTCGGTGATCTGGTCGAGGACCAGCACCAGTCCGGTCGCCGGCAGGTCGGCGATCTCCGGGGAGGGCAGCGGCTCGGCCTCGATATAGAGACCCTGATGCACCGCGTCCGCTGGCAACCGGGCGGCGATATCGCCGGGGCGCACGATCTGCGGCGCCGGCTTGAGCCGCACGCCTTCCTCGCCGAGCCGCCGCGCCGCGTTCTCGGTGGCGAGGAAGGTGTGGATGCGCCGCGCCGGGTTGAGCAGCGCCGCCTTCACCGTATGCCAGCCATAGAGGACCACCGGCCCGTCGGGCGCGCCGAGATCGGCCGGCCGCAGCGACTCGCGCCGCGCCTGCTCGAAGCGCTCGCGGCGGCGCCGGTGCTCGTGAGTTTCTCCGGGCTTCGTGCCGGGTTGGTGGCCGGGTTTGGGCCGGTGTTCCGGCCCGCCGGCGGAGCGTGGCGGCGCGGATTTGCGAGGCGCTGGTTTGCGAGAGGCTGGTTTCGGTGCGTGTTTTTCAGGCATGCGGCCATTCCTGGGCCGCGGCCGCCGCCCGTGCAAGCAAATCCTGCACCGCCACGCTTTGGCCGGCGCAAGCCTCGTAAGGTGCCTCTGCGACAGGTGGGGCGGCGCGGCGGGAAATCTTCATTATATAAGGGCAGCCGTGCATTGACTTTGTCGGGCCGGCTCGCCCATAAAGCCGTCCGATCCGATGGCCTGCGATCGGCGCTTTATCTTTCGAGATCAATGCGGTGTGACGGCTAAGGGGGAATGTCCCGAGCGGCAAAGGGGGCGGACTGTAAATCCGCTGGCTATGCCTTCGTAGGTTCGAGTCCTACTTCCCCCACCATCAAACGGAGCGGCTGGCGGACAGCCAGCCGTCAGCGGTTGGGCCGGCTCTGCCGGTCCGGCCCGTCCGTCCGGGTTCGGCAGACCCGGCAGCGCAGGCCGGGCGAGCAGAATGGTTTGCGGGTGTAGCTCAATGGTAGAGCAGCAGCCTTCCAAGCTTCGCCCTGTGTTCCAGAAAATCCTTTATCTACTTGTATTTACCGGCCGCTGAGGCTTTTGCCTCGGGAATTTCAACGGGACTCTGAGCGGCGACCTGCGTAGCCACGGGAGCAGCCGCATCCAAGGCCGCCCGTACATCCTCCGCCAGCATGTGAGCGTACCTCTGGGTCGTGGATACCCGGCTGTGCCCCAGCGCCTTCTGGACGGCGACAAGGTTCCCCGTCTTGCGCAGGACGCGGGTGGCCGTGGTGTGACGCAGGTCATGCAGGCGTAGTCCGTTCAGCCCGGCGGCGTCTCGCATGCGGCACCAGGCTGTGGTTAGCGTCCCCGGTAGGATCGGCTGTCTGGACCCGCGCGTGCCGCCGTTGGGGTGTCTCACCATATAGGTAAACACAGTTTCCGCATGACGATCCTGCTCGCCGCGCAGGATGGCGATCGCCGCTGCGGGGAGGGGGCGGCGATGGATAATCCCTCCCTTGCCTTCGACCGTGGCAAATCCCGTCTCAAAGTTGATATCGGACCATTTCAAGCGGCAAGCCTCGGCTCGCCGCCAGCCTGTCACCAGCAAGAACATGGTGATCGCGCGTAGGTCCGTCCGCAGCGCAGCAAAGGCTTTTGCCTCTTCCTCCGCGCTTGCCTCCCTGACGATCCCCTCCGGTTCCTTGAGCTTGTGTGCGCGCCAGTCGATAGTTTGAACTGGCTGTTTCCACAGCCGCGCGCGAGTGATGATTGCACGCAGCGGCTCGGTCATCGATCGGTTGACTGTCGAAGGCGAGACACCGTCGGCTCGGCGGAGCGCGACAAGCTTCGCGACGGTATTGTCATCGATTGAGGCGAGGGCTGTTTTCATCCCGATCCGGCTTTGCAGTAACGCCAGATAGCCCTCAAGCGACCGGGCATCCTTCCTGTGCTGTCCGCGCTCGTTCCACCATCGCGTAGACGCCGCGCCGAAGTTCATCGGTTCTCGGCCATCGAGCTGAGCTATCGCGGCTCGCTTTTCGGCCCGGAACGTCGTGATCCATCTTTCAGCGGCGCGCCTTTCCTTGCACTCCGTTGAGCCGCAAAATCGATGACCTCGTACGACGAGGTCGTACGACCATGTGTCTTCGCCTTTGCGGCGGTAGATGCCTCGCACGGCCTTGTGCATATCGTTGCTCGCGCCAATTCAAACGCCACAATATCGGAGGCACGGAACCGATAACTCGGACGAGCGCCCAGACCGATGTTTATAAATGGTATGTTGCCAGCCCGGATATGGCCGCGCAACTGCTTGTCCGACATGTGCAAGCGCGCGGCGACTTCCCCGGCAGTGAGAAGGGGTTGAGTGGGTTGCTGGTCTGCGGCGCGCTGGCTCATCTCTTACCGTGGTTCAGCGTTGGGGCTGACACGCCGCACAGGTACGCCAGCTTGTTCTGCCCGGTTGATCATGTCAGCGGTGCCTCGGCCGCCGGGAAAGGCGATGACGAGATCAGGCTTGCCTTCGTCGAGCATGCGCTGGTTGCGGATGGGTCCGGCGGCTTTGCCGTATAGGGTCCAATCCGCCGACATGCGCACATGATGTTCGATGTCACGGATGGCAGACCATCTCGCGGCGAGATAGTCCGCGCCACCCGCGCCGCCCTCTATGAGGCCCGTAATTGGAGTTTTCGCGTGCAGAGCGTCCAGCACGCGATATAGCAATTGCCGATCGTTGAAGTTGCGCCCGCCGCAGACAAGGACTCTCACTTCCCATCCTCCTGCGCCAGCGCGGCGCGGCCAAGCCCTGTTATGCAGTAGCCATCGTTACGAACCTGAACGATCAACCCGAGTGCTAGCCAGCGCTGCATCAGGGGATCGGTTTGAGGCTGGCCACGATGCAAATGTCCTCCCCATATCGGGTAGACTTGATCTGCCAGATAAGTAAGCTCAGCTATCTCTCTGCGAGAAAGACTCACGGCTTCACCTCCCGCGCCTTAAGAGCGGCAGCACATCTCTCCAATTTTTTCTCAAGAATCCTTATCTTCGCGCGCTCACGCTCGGATACCGCTGATCGATTGTATAACTCACGGATCATGTGAGCGGCCAACTTGTGGTCTGGTTCATCTGAAATCTCTAGGTTGTTAGCGAAGTCCAAAGGGTGCCAACCGCAGATACTGCAATCTTCCGCCTCAATCATCCCGTCTGTCACTTGCATGGCTCGGTCTCCTGAGCGGCCATCATCAATAGATCATCCGCGAATTGCTTCGCATCGCTGGCTCGGATGAGGATGAAGTTCAAATCCTCACGCGGGCGGATCGTCAACATCCCGGAATCTTCCTCAATAAGCCAGTTACGGATTGTCTGACCGCTAGCGTCATCATCGTCGCGCAAGATGCGCTCAAGCGTCATTCGTCGTGCCATCTTACTCACCCTCCGCCGCAGCGATCATGGCGCGGTAGAGTTCGCGGTATTCATATCCCTTCCCGCCCGCGGCTTCATCGAACGAGACGCCAGCTTCACATATCGCGTCCGTCGCCTCCTTGGGTACCAACACCAAATCTCCGAGGTCGGCTGAGAGGGCGGCGGTTGCGTCAGCAACGGCTAGGCCGATGTCGCTTTTAGGGTGGTACAGATATTCCCAATCGCTGGGAAAATCGAAGCCGCGGCGCCTAGCCAAGGCCCGCGCCGCGTTCTCAATCGCTTGGGGTGTGGGGGTCATGGCTTCACCGGGACGACTTCCGCACGTATTGCGCGGTACGGCGCAGTCCAGCGGTTCTGCTGAGCAAACGCGATTGCATCTTTCCGGCGGTCGAACCCTGCGTGCCACGCGAAGTACCATCTGCTCTCGGTACGCTCGTCAGGCACGACGAGAAACCACGCTCTGAATGGGGTGAGTTCTCGCGTTTGTTTGCCTTTCGCCATCCTCATCTCCATTTACCGTTGCGTCAGTTCTGAGAGCATCAGGCAGCCCTCGCATCATTGCGTCGGTCCCAGATCATTCCGAGGCCGCACCGTGCCAGCGCGTTACAGGCATCGTCTCCCATCCCAATCAGGACAACGCCGTGACCGGGCGATGACCCGACCGATCCGTCAGGCCGGATAAACTTCGTCTTGCCGCGCGGGAAAAGCAGCATCTCGGCTCGCGGCATCAGATCGTGCCACCAACTAGATGACGTGTAGGCACGGACGATGGCGACGCCATTGGCGTGGTCGAGGAATTTCTCCAGCCACGGCACTTGTCCGAACCGGCCGCCGAACGGTGGGTTCATGAACACGAGGCCAGACCACTGAAGCTGTAGCCCGTTGGCGACCTTTGTGTAGATCTTACGTGCTGGCACCCAATGCCCAGCACCTGGCGAGCACGGGTCAAGGTCGAACGTCAGGCCAAGCGCCGTGAAGATTTCAGGCGGCGTATACCAGTCGTCGGACTGCCCGATTGATGGTTCGTGCTCAGCCATGACCGCCCGTCAGTTCTGATAGCTTGCGCTCGGCGGATTCGGCGCGGTATTGCAACTCGTGCATAGCTTTCGCGACATCTCCGTTAGCCGCAAAAAGCTCGTTCCGCTCCGCCTCCAACTCCTTCACCCGCGCCCGCAGCGCCTCGATCTCGGAAGATTGCTTACGAATGCAATCTTCTAACGTGTCGATCTCCAATTTGAGGCGTACAGCTTCGCTGACGTGATGGACGCGAACGCCGCTAACGATCTCAGTCTCGATCTCGCCTGACTGCGGAGGTGGCGGAGAGACGGAGAGCATGGCGCGATAGGCGTCAGGCAACTTATCAACGGAATGTCGAATTATCTGACCGTTCGGCCCCATATCAGGGAGGACAAATAAGGATGAGAGAATCTCCGGCGTCGGCTCGACAGGCACCAGTTTCCAGCCTTCCGGCACCCCGACAGGCGCGGGAAGTGAGGCAATGGCGCGCTCGTTCCAACGATTGATATAGGCGTCTCCCTCAAGATCAATGCAAGGTCCGGACGCACCGCAGTTGTCGCATTGAACGACATTCCAGTTTTGCGCATCGACTGTCATGGTTAGATTAGTGCTCGCGCAAAACGGACAAGGCGCAATCTCTCGCACGCGATCATCGGTCATTCTGCGGCCTCGTGTGTCAGAATGGTTGTGTTGATGTTGGTCCCGCTCTCTGAAAAGGAGCCGACCGGCAGATCGGACCATCGACCCTCAAGGAGGCCATGATCATACCTAGCCGTGGCGGGCAAGATTGCCGTTAGGATGCCGCCCGGCTTCAAGAATTTTATGGCGTGGTTGACGTGCTTTGCGTAGTGCCGGCCATAGAACGGCGGGTTCATCACTACGCGGTCAAAATCGCCCGTCGGCGCGGTCTCCAGAAAATTCGCGACCAGAACCGAGTGCCCCTTTGCGCGAGATTGCGCTGCCCGGCTCGCATCAACTTCAATCCCCATCACGCGCGCGCCGGCCTTTCGTAAGGCGTCCATAAATCGCCCATCGCCGCATGACGGCTCCAGTACCTTCTGGCCTTTGAGTGGATATAGATCGGCCACGATATTATCCACCACGGCGCTAGGCGTGGGGTAATATTGCAGATCCTTAGCGATGGCCGTGCTGGCCTGCTTTTGTGTCGGCTTCTCCTCAGCCGCATCCGGCAGCACGTCGCCATAGTATTCGGCGAGCGCCCTGTTGATATCGCGCAGCGTGTCGGGCTCAAAGAATAGGTGTCCGTTACCGTTTGCGAAGCGGCGGAGACGGACACCGCGGCCTGGCGTTCGGTTAGTTTCCGTGTCGTATCGGCCCTTTGGGAGATCGCTAGCGACGAGTAAGGCGGCCTCATCCTTCATCAAAGCATTCAGTTCCGGCCACGTTACAAGCGGTTTCCCCTGGTAAGCCGCGAGGGCATTCAAGACGCTTTCGAGCTTGTCCCGACCCCACCCACCATAGTCCGACAAACCGTTGATGATGACCCGCTTCGGAAGTCCCTTAACGCCGATCTTCACCTTATCGTGGCTCTTGTAGGCTTGGTCTAGGCTGCAAAAGACCTCCGCCAAGCCCCGCAAAATGTTGCCACGCGGGTCGAGAATAAATTTTCCAAACGTCTCGCGGATATTTTCGATGGTGAACGGTGCCGGAGTCTCCATCGACAGTTTAAACCGGCGCTTGTCATCCGCGCTTGCCAATCGATCGATGTTGAGTCCGTCGTAAACATGCTTCCATGCTGATTTAAGAAGGCTCTCCTCCAGCGTACACTCGTAGACGCTACCAGTGTTGATCGTGGTTTCGCCCCAGGTGCCGCCGATCGTGGCCGCCATCTTAAGGGCGTCGCCGGCCGCGTTGAATGTGGCTATGGCGTCGGGGACGGCGGCGAGCTTATGCTCGTATTCCGCAACTACATCCGGGAGGCTGCGCTGAAGGGCGGGAACTTCACATTCCATCTACTTCCCCTCGGGCTTCGCGGGAGGGGCGGGGAGAGGCATGAAGTGGGTGGGGTCTGCATCAATTGAAAAGCCAGAGCATTCGCAATCACTCCACCAAGCGCCCCCATCAGGGTAGTCGTTGTCTTCAATCCATTGCCCGATGAATGGATTCCTTTCGCTGTCTGGCGAATACAAAAGGACAAACGTACCATCCTTCGGCGCGCTCTCTATCGGCCGCCATCCATCGCCCGGCAACGCCACCTTCTCCTGGTCGAGAGCGGGGCGGGTGTAGAGGGGGATCGCACGAACCGGCTTGCTGCCGTTTATTTCTTGGCCACACGAAAAGCGAGTGACCTCGCCGCCAGCGTAATGCGGGTACACATAGGCGTAAGCGTACGGCTCGTCTTTCGGCTCGCTCGGTTGCGGGTCGGGCTGTGACAGCCGATCTTCAAGTTCCGAAACTCGATTGATCAGGCTGTTCTTCTCAGCGATGAGCCGTTTAACGGCGACTGGAACGGATGCTTCGCCCATGATGCAAGGATCGCAATCACCGCATGCACCACCATCGCCGGGGATTGCGCCGGTCACGCAACAGGTCGCGATTGAGCCAGAGGACTCGGGTTGGGAGAGGGCGGCGCGCGCAACATCAGCAACAAACTTGAGGGAAAGCGCCTTGTCACACGATTCCGCCGCGTTGTCCGCACACACTGCAGCGATCTGTGTCAGCGCCTCGCGCATCGTCGGCGCATGCTTGGCGGTCATAGTTCGTCGCTCCACATCTGTTCCTCAGCCCATTCGACCAAGCAATCGGCGCACATCGCCTCGCCATCATCGTTAAAGCCGATGGCCGGTTCTTTGCAGCCGCGCCGCTCGCATTGCTGATCGCCGGAGCCGTTGCAGACATCGCATCGCCCGGTGCGCCATACGTCAGGATCATTGCCTCCGTAGCGCGAGGCATATAGCGACCCTTCGCCATGGCATTTTGCACATGCCAGTCTCATACCCGCCTCCTGATGAAGAACTGCGCGCTAAGGGCGCGGGCATCAGCGACCGGATTTATTGCACCTCGATCGCGAAGTGCGCGCGCCAACTCATCCTCGCTCACCTCTGCAACTTGTGCATTTTCTGCACTTGTTGCCGGAGATGACGTGGTGAGACGGTCGATGATGGTAACGAGATCAAGAATGTAATGGCCGTTCCATGCGTCTTTTCGACCTGCCATACGACAGAGCGAAACCAGTTCTAATTCGTCCGCGGTCAAAGCAACCCCAGCCGGCGCGAAATCCTGCATCACTACAGGATCACTCTCACCGCGAGGATGAGAGCCTAAACCAACGCCGGCTGGGGTTTCTGACGGTTTCATACTGCATGCCTTTCGTGGAATCTCAGGTGGCGATGGCCGCACTTTGTGCAATACCACTCGTATGCCCATTTCCCGTCTGTTGACACCGTGCCGCTTCCGAAGCGTGAAGCCATCGGGTGGTCACAGGTCTCGCTCGCAAGCGCGCGGATGGCTGCGGCGATGCGTTTCCCGTGGCGATACCATTCTGGGCCGCCGCCAAAAACGGTCAATTCTGGATAGACGCCGACTGTCTCCGCCACCTTCGCGCAGGCTTCTATGGTGCGATGGTCGAGGGTCATGACTTCCTCGCAGCACGCTTGCGCTTGGGCTTTCTGGTGTTTGCATTGATCTTGTCGAGCACGGCCGGGATGCGGATAAAATTGCCACAATGGAGCAACGTGTTTAGCCGCTTCAGCTCGGCGCGGATATCCATCAGGATCGCTGCGTTCACCTGATCCCATCCGATCAACCGTTCAGGTAAATTCCAGTCCTCGTCCTTGTGCCGTGCCATTATTGAGCCTCCACGCTGGCGATGGCGGCGCGGGCCTTTCTGATATCCTCGCGCATCAGTCCGATAATGTGTCCGTCGTGGGTGATTAAGACACCCGCCAACGGCTTCAACGCCGCCAGCAACTCGTCTCGCTGCTTCTGCAATTCGCGCGGCGTCAGGCCGGTGTCGTCATGGACGTTGGAGGCTTCGACGGCGAGCAACGCGTTTGCCCGATCCTCGTCTTGCCCAGCGGTGGAGAAGATGTAGTCGCGGTCCCCGTCCAGGAGGCGATAGATGCCATTATCCTCATCTTTGAGCCACGGCCCCGGCGTCGGCTTGCTGTGCTCGGCAAACAGATAAGGCCACGAACGCTGGGCCACATCGTTAGGTTCAGCAAGACCCTGCTCACGACATTGAGCGATGGCCTCGGCAGCGGTCTGGGGCACGGGCATGGTGTCGGGGGAAGTCATGGATTGCACCGTTAGAAATTGATGTATGGAAGGAGCGCGGCGATCACGCCGAGCGTTGATGCAGTCAGCGCCATCGAGACGACGATTGCGTAGGATCGAAAGCTGTCTGGCTCGATTGTGAAGCCGGGCTTGAATGCTGTTCGCATGTCAGCGCTCCCTCGGCGCAAAGACGGGTGATCCGTCGAATCGACGCCAGGCACGGATTGTCCGGGGTTTCTTGATGCCCAGTTCACGCTTTCGGATACGGGCAACCTTTGCTTTCAGCTTTACGTCTAGCTTGGTCTTTTCGCGGTGTTTATCGCGAAGCGCTGGGGCTAGGTTGCTTTCTCGGTGTTCTCCGCCGTTGCACAGGGCGATGACGTGATCCAGATCCCAAGCGTCGCCCGGACGGATTTGCCGCCCAGTTAGGTGGCAGATACCCTTATGGTGTTCGAAGATGCGAAGGCGCACGCGCGGCGGGACCGCCTCGTCATCATGCCGGCCGATCCACTCCTTGACACTTCTAGCCATCGATCATCTCCCTGATCGCGGCGTCGTAGTCGTCCTTGGTGATCTCAGCGCTGAGGAGGCGTTCGCGGAGGCGGAGAACGGACTTCATCCATTCACGTTCATCAGCATTGGCCTTGCCTTTGCCGATTGCGTTGATGGCTTCTTCATGCCTAGCGGCGAGCGATCTCGGTTTATCCGTCACGCGCTCCATGGCGCGCAGATAGGTCTGCTGCCAGCCTTGCTTGAGCAATGACGGTTCAGCGCCGGGCGCATCCAGCTCCGATGAATCGGTGCCCGCGGCGGCGCGGGGGGCGGTATCCGCCGCGGGCTTCGTCTCAGCATCAACCAGGGAGGATTCGGGCTGAGACGAATTGGATGTGTTGTCGTGAAAAGTTACGCCGTGCTCGGCGCCAAAGGCGTGGATCAGTTCGATCAGATCGGACATTTCCGACTTGGAAAGGTCGGACGATGACTTTCCGAGGACCACAATGCCGGTGCCGTCGATATTCGGCACGGTCCGCAACTCACGCTTCAAGGCGTCGAGGAAGATTAGTTTCCAATCATCGGCCTTGAGCGACAGCCCATGCCAACGAACCTGTGTCGCCACGTCCGTTAGCATCGCCCACATGCGATCGTTTTGGGCATTGGACCTCTGCGCGGCCTTAAACTCCACGCGGGTCCCGGCTGGTGCCCTCTCAATCCAGTTCACCGCTCTGGACCGATCGATCCTATCGCTGAGCGTGATCGTGGCGCGGCTCATGCTGCGGCGCTCCGCCGTTCAAAGCCGCCATAGCGGCGGACACGATCGACAAGTGCCGCCAGATCGTCGTTGAAACGATCGACCTCGCCAGCAAGATTGGCGATGTAGCCATTGTCTCGCTTTACCCGACGAACAACCGGCGGCAGGCCAGGGCTGTAGCTCATGAAATCCCACCATTCACGTTCGCAGACCCAGATGCTTCCCTGAACCTGCGCCCGGTATTCTGGCGGGATGCCGTCGCGCTCGATGCGCTCGATCTGGATGTCTGGGAGGCAACACTTGATCTCCAAGCCTCCGTCGGTGCCGATCAGCGAATCTGGTGAACAGCCCTTTGAGCCGTTTCTGATAAATCCGACCTGCTGCGGGTCGATGTCGTATTGCATTGCATAGAGGCATCGTGCCTCGTCCTCTTGGACGTGGCCGCGCTCCATGTGCGCGTTGGTGTATGTTTCGGCCAACGTGCCGGTGATGATCTCGGCGGCTAGACGGCGCATATACTTCGCTCTGGTCTTGCCTTCGCCTTTTGCCATCACCGTTGCAAATTCAGATGCGGTCGGAATGCCGAGGCGGGCGGCGTGCCATTCAGGTGTCCCTTGGACACAATCGATAATTTGGATGCTCACGACGCCTTGGCCTTCTTAGCGTTCAAGGCGTCAACCGCACGCTGATATTGCGATGCTAAAATATCGGAGACGTTCTCCACCTTCATGTAGGCGCAGAAGCGCCGCGGATTCGTGCCGGTCTCCGCCAGCAGTGCGTCGAGGGTAGAAATCTGTTCTGGCGAGACGGAGCCGCCGGCGTCGTCAATGCTCACCGCTCGCGCGTCGTCATCGTTCGACGCTGCGAGCCCGAGCGCCGCTTTCAGCGTGTAGCGCTGTAGGTAAGTGATGGTTGATCCGACGCCTTGAATGCTGTTCTTATTGCCACTGTCGTCGCGGGCAGCAGTCAGCGTCGTTTCTTCGGAGTGGCCGAGCCGGTGCGAAATGATGCACGTCACCATGATCGGCTCGTTGATGTTTGACGTAGCACGGAAGCGGTAGGAGAGGCCATTCCTGCTCAGGATCGGATCGACCGTGCGCGCGATCTCGGCAAGGTCTTCATGTCGGTAATTTGTGCGCACTCCCGTTTTGCCAGTGAAATCGACGTGTCGATTTTTGACGATGGTCGGAATTTCGGCCTTAGCCGCTGCCATCGCTTCATCGAATGCCTTGCGCGCTTGGTTGGCCTCCCAGCGTTCCTGCAACGACATCAGCCGCTCAAGGACATCCATCGGCGCGCCAGATTCGACGGCGCGCGATAGCATTTCCATCGGCGTCATATTGCCGTGGTGAATAGGCGCCGCGGCTTCGGTGCGCTGGACGATCTCGTTCATCTGCGGTCCTTTCTCGATCTTCTCGACGACCCGCGCCGCGGCATCGCCGATCTTCTCGAAGCTGTTCAGCGGTTCGACGTTGGTCATGCTCGGCCATCCAACCTGTCGAGAATTTTCCGCAACATGGAATTCGTCTCGTCGCGCCGGAACGAAGCCTCAAGCCTCGCAACAATCTCGGAGTTCATGGAGCGGCTGTGATGCGCAGCGCTCTGGCAAACCCGGTTTCTTACTCGCCGGGGCAAGCGCAGCGTTATTTGCGCGGGGTTGTTCATGCCGACTTCCTTTTCTTCGGCTTGAACCCGATTTCTTTTTGCAAGCAGCGCAGGTTCTCGCGACCGACGCGATCCAGAAGGATCGCCTTGCGTATGCTGCGATCGGGATACTTTCTCGCCTCGGCGGCCATGCGCTTGATTTCAGTGAAGCTAAGGACGCGCATCAGATCGTCCCCGTCGCCACGCCGGCCCAGACCGCGATGGCCACAAGCCAGACGGCTATCGCGATGAGTTCGGCGAATGTGCCGAGGATAATTTCAGGCGCGCTCAGGCGGTGGCGGGGCATCAGCATCACGCCGCCTCGTGCTTGCGCAGGTCGATCAGGTGGTCGGCGCGGGTTGCGGCGAAGTCATAGAGCCCGGCTGCGATATCGAGACGGTCAGCAGCGTCGGCCTCAACCCAACGATCAATCCAGTCCCGCAGATGGGCCGGACAGCCCGAGCCGGTCTCGTCGAGACGGGCATAGACGTCCCGAGCGATATCCTCGGTCACGTCGCGGCAGGTGCCTTCCTCGGGGAGGACTTGCAGGACCCGAAGCACAGCCTCGACCTGGCCATCCACGATATCGTCGATGACGTTCGACCGGCTGTTCTTCTCCGGATCGGTCTCGACGAAGGCTCGGCCCGATTTTCCGAAGTCACATTCGACGAAGTAGAGGGTCTGCATGGCGGTCTCCCCGGTTGATGGGAGGGAGATTGCCAAATAGGCAAATATTCGTCAAGGGAAATCTTGCCAAATAGGCAAAATAATTTTACACCCGACTTTGCACGGGGTTTAACCATGACAGTTTTGCCTGAGCCGCCCATTCCACCGGATGCCGACCTGCGGCACATGCCGAGCTACATGATTGACGTGCAGGCGCTGCTAGACAGCGACCTTGCCGCCTTCGGTGATCCAGCCGCCAACTGGTTTGCGGTCCTGTCGTGGTGCGCTTCGCTGCACCAGCTGCCCGCCGGGTCATTGCCCGACGACGACGCGATGTTGGCCTACATCGTCCGGCTTGGCCGGGATGTCAGAACTTGGCGGAAGATGAGGGCGAAAGGTGCTCTCAAAGGATGGGTCCGGCACGCTGACGGGCGCCTTTATCACCAAGTTGTCACGAAAAAAGTGCTGGTACTCTTGGAAAAGTCGCGAGCCGCGAAGGCGGCAACGGCGGCGAGAGAGGCCAGAAAAAAAGAGCAAGCTATTGAAAATACACACTCAGAAGAGATCGAACGATCATCAACCGATGCACGTTCGGTCACGCAGGAGTCGATCAATAGAAGGGAAGGGAAGGGAATAGAAGAGAAAGGAAACGAAGATATAGATATCGCCCTTACGGGCGATTCACTCCCCCAAGACCCTCCGATGGAAGACTTCGGAGGCCGGTTATCAGATCCGCCAGCACCGAGTCCGGAGCCAGCATCGTCGACCAACGGGCAGGGCAGTCAGCAGCCGGCACGCCGTAAATCGGCCAAATCTGACGATCCAGAACATCCAGAATTTGCGGAGTGGTGGCTGCAATACCCGCTCAAAAAGGCTCGGGCGGAAGCCGCCAAGCGCTACAGCCTGATTGTTTCCAAGGGGCGGGCCACGCCTGCCGATCTGCTCGCGGGGGTGATGCGATACGCCGCCGAGCGCTCCGGGCAAGACCCCCGATACACGAAACACCCAGCGACCTGGCTGAACCAGGGATGCTGGACCGACGAGGCGCAGCCACAACAGCCGGATCTCGAGCATCCGCTTTTGGCCGGCGTGCGCCATTTCATCAACAGTAGGAGCACCCAGTGACGACGGAAATCACCTTGCCGGGGAAATCCCTTCCGGCGCTGGCGAAAGCGAACCTGAGCCTGATCTGTGACCGCCTGCGGGGTGTCTGCCGTGCCGCCGATGAGGGGATCGGGGAAGGGATCGTGGCGGCCAAGGCCAAGCTCGGTGGGCTCGATGCACTGATCGCGGCGACGCCGGCGCTATCGGGCTATCTCGATAAGGCATCAAGGTCAGCGACGACCGCGGAAATCTCCGAGCTGTTCATGCTGCTGGTCGCGTCTAAGCCGGACGAATGGGATCGGGCCGGAAAGCTCCATGGCACCCGCAAAATCAGCGAACTGTGGAGCACCACGCTACTCGACGATATCGCCAGCCTCAGCCCCAGTTCCGGCGCAATCGCTGCGGCGGGCCGGACGCTGCGACTTACTCGGAAACCGAATGACTTCCAGAACCGCCGCCTGCCGCCGTCATCTGAGATTGTTGACGAAATCCGGAATGCCGAGCGCGATCTGGCGGCTTCGCGGGGCTACCTCAAAGCCTTACCGGCCAAACGCCAGCGCCTGCTGGCCGCAATCGAGGACGCGGAGCGGTTTCTGGCGAGGCGGGCGGAGAGAGCTGCCGGGGCGCTGGCGGCCGGGTCGACGGCCTGATATGTTCTCGTTATGTTCCACGTGAAACAACGGGATGTTAGGGCGGGCAAGGTAATGACTAGGACCTCGTTTTGCTCCGGGAGCGACACCAATGGCCGAAACCTCAATTGAGTGGACAGACGCGACTTGGAATCCGGTCGCGGGCTGCACGATCATCACTGCTGGCTGCACGAATTGCTATGCAATGCGGATGGCAGCGCGCCTTGAGGCTATGGGTGTTGAAAAATACAAAGGTCTTACGCGCAAGAGCGGCGGGCGCGCCAAGTGGACTGGCAAGATCAAGCTCGATCATGCGGCGCTGGCGATTCCGGCAAAGTGGTCGAAGCCGCGACGAGTGTTCGTCAACTCGATGTCCGATCTTTTCCATGCCGATGTCCCGGCCGACTTTATTGCCGCCGTCTGGAAAGTCATGGCGCAGACGCCACGCCACACTTATCAGATTTTGACGAAGCGCCCGGACCGGATGATGGAGATCGTCCCCGGTCTGCCAGAGTTGCCGAATGTCTGGCTGGGCACGAGTGTGGAGGACGGCCGCGTTCTGCATCGCATTGAGGAATTGCGTCGCGTTCCCGCGGTGATCCGGTTCATCTCATTTGAACCGTTGATAGGTTCCGTCGCTGGTGCGGACTTGACCGACATACACTGGGCAATTGTCGGCGGCGAAAGTGGTCCTAAGGCGCGACACATGGATCCCGCGTGGGTTGATGAGATTGAGTTGATGTGCCGGCGCGCAGATGCGGCGTTTTTCTTCAAGCAGTGGGGCGGGAAAAATAAGAAGGCGGCAGGTAGAATGTTGCGTGGTCGCACCTACGACGAAATGCCAACATTGATTGCGATCTAAAACAAACTTGCTTGACCATCGCGGTTTGACGCAGTTGCCCAGAATTTGTGAGCTAGCGCGTGGCGCGCCGCGAGGAGAAGCCAATACAGAGGTTGATTATTAGACCCCGTAATTAGCTTAATTTCAGACGATGTCCAGACGCCGAGTCCTGCGACCAGCGTTTGCCAATATGTGAATACGTCCTGTCGAATTCTTTTCTGCGACTGAGCGATGTTAATATTCTCGCTCCAGCCTGGAGCGAATACGTCGAATGCCGATTGTTCGTTCGCTAAGTTTGCACCAAGATTCCGCTGAAGATCCATTGCACTCACATGCACCAAAATGTCGATGCGCCTGAGTCTTGAAAGGGTTTGAATAATCTCGAAGTTCAACGCGCCGAGGCTGTAGGGATCAAGGAACGCAAAATTTAAGCCGCCACCCGCAGATTTTTGAATTGCGGTGAACGCTGTGTCGCTAGCCGGGCCATCGATGCTTACTACCGGCGCTCCCAGCACTGTCAAGCGCTGAATGGTGGCGCTGAGTCTTACCGGATCGGCGTCACCAACGATGATTTTTGAAAATGGAGATTTTGCTACAACGCTTTGTTTCCAAGCTGCGACTGAGCTCCCATCGATGAACTCGTTTGTTTCGCGGATGAATGAGCGCCCAGGGCCACAAAAGAGATCGATATAGGCTGCACCTCCTTTGGAGGGCCCTAGGTATTTCTTGCGTGCGGCAGATGAGATTTGAACATATCGGCAAAGATAATCTTGCTTCTCCTTAGCCCATATCCCGACGATTTCCACAGGTAAGCCATCGTCGCCGTCGATCAAATCCCCCATTGCCGCCCCCTGATAACACTTATCTCGCCCTCAAATGCGCCTCGATCATCTCGCGCGCCGCCTCATAAATTCGCTGCATCGCGGGCTCGCTGCTGCGCTGTGTCTCAAGTAGTAGTAGGGCTTGCTCGTACACCTCGCGAGCATCTTGTGCGGACAGCACGCCACGATCAACCAGCGTCGGAATAAGCGAAGCAATCAGCGATGCTGACACAAGTCCAGACGCGGCAACGGATTCGAGAGGGGTAAGGTCGTCGGGCATTGGAGTTTCCACTCCCTGATCATTTCTCGCAGCCAATCTGCTTCTTTATCGCTTCGACTTGCTTGAGTGTTCGGCAGACGTTCTCGCAGGGAATGCCGTCGTCATCGTTATCGGCTCGGCTATATCCGCCGCACCAGAGGATCACTGCATCGCGGCATGTGCGGGCAGACTTGCAGCTTCTTGCTGACGTTACCGGGAGCGCCTTTGCGTCGGCTTCATCATCGTAAAAGCTTTTGTCCTCGCCCCCGGTCTTCGACGTGGCTGCGGCGCTGGCCGCCAGCATTACCGGTGCAAATGACTGGACCTTGCTGGCGCTGCCGCGGTGACGCCAGACGGATGGTTCCTCAAAGTGTCCAGCCCACATTCCGCGTTTCGCTTTCTTCGCCTCAGCCTCGACGTCAGCGTAGCGGCCGTCAGAATATCGTTTGTATTCGATCGCCCAGCCGCGCAGCACCAACTCGCGGCCGATATCTATTTTTCCGACAAAGCACTGAGCCACGATCCTTTTGTACCTGTCCCGATCCCGCTCAACGCAACGCACCCGTCCGTTTCGGCCGATGATTTCAGCCAGGGCATCCGCCGCGCGTGATCCGCACAGATAGCGCTTTCCCGCTGCGTCATAGCAAGGCTGTGTGCTCTCCGGCGCGTCGATGGAATCAAGCCTGATGCGGGTAGGAGCGCCGTCTATGGCTATTGTGTCACCGTCGATGACCTGGGCGCGGCCTTCAATGATCGTCGGGGCAGCGACAGCAGCAGAAAAGGAAAATAGAACAAGTGCAGATGCGAGCGTCTTGAGCATTGCGGTAGTTTCCATCGGCGCGCGGCCTAAGGCTTGCGCAATTCCCTAACTGCGATAGTAAACACGCGGCCGGACTGGCACATAAGATAGGTTGTTCCGGACGAGTTGTCTGTCTCGCGATCCCAGTCGATGGCGGCGCTGTTGTGGCATCTCTCGATCGGTCCGAGCATGTTTTTTTCGCTCAGTATTGCAGACGCAGCTTTGGAGAATATCTCTAGAAAATATTTTGGCGCGCGACGCGCGGGCCAGCCACCAAACAAAACCATTCTATCGCAACCAAGAGATAGTTCAGTTGGCCGAGGCGAGGATGCGAGCCTTGGATGAGTAAACTCAATTTTGACGCTGTCGGCAGACGAAATCCTAAATCCGAGCTTTTCTATGCGCTTTGCGGTTGCTAGACATTCCTCTGACTGCGCAAAGCTTGGTGATGGCGTTGAGAAGAACACTGTGGCTAAAACGCCAAGTATGAACGAGCGATACGCTAAAGGTGCTTTCGCAGCCATAGTAGACTCCTAGCGTGGCTTCATCGATGTGACCTTCGCTGCCCACTCAATCTGCGCATCTTCGATATCTGGTTCTGATGGGTTGTTCGACACGAGGCGATAATCGCCATTGCGATCGCGTTGGATTACTTTGATCAGAATACGGTCATCGGCTAGGCCGACGACACAAGGCTTCCCCAATAGGTCCTCTGTGATTGGTGAACGCACGTCGTCGTAGAAGACGAGCCAGGAGTTCATTTGCGGACCCCAGCTTGTGCCGCGAATTTCCACAGCGACCGTGCAATCGGTCGAGCCTTCGGGGGCAAGGACTTCCTCGAACGCTTCGTCGGATAGCCTATAGAAATGTGCTTCTCCGCCGGCCCCGACGTAGCCCTTTACACGGACCGTTTTCTTCGGTCCGGCATCTATTGATGCTGCGACATCTTCTGACCGCATATGGGGGCTGCCGAGGTCAGCCGCGACCTGAATTGAATCGATATGGCCATCATTCTCATCGGTCACGATCTCACGGGCTCTGACCTTTAGGGCCGCCGCGAAACTGTCCAAATGCTTGATTGATAGGTTCCGCTGCCCCTTTTCGAGCCGCTGAACGTAGGGAACCGAGAGGCCAACGGCGTCCGCGAGTTCCTCTAGCGTCATTCCCTGGGCTTTTCGCAGTTCTTCTATACGGTTTCCGGCCATCTTGGCAGATTGCCTGTTTGGCAAATTTGCTCCACCGCCAAATAGGCAAAAATTGTCCTTGCTAAATCTTGCCAAATAGGCAAAATCTCGTCTTATGGCTGATTTGGACAATGAACTCACGATCTACCTCCGCGAAACAGGCGAAAGCCTGTCGTCGCTGGCTGCTCGGATGGGCAGGGCTCCGAGCACTCTGACGCGAGTGCTGAATGGGGAGAGAAACCCGTCCGTAGCGCTGGCGCGCGACATTGAGCGGGTGACGCGTGGCCGGGTCTCAGCAAGCCGCTTCGTGGATATCTGCATATCTCGGAGCGCGGCATGAACCGGCGCGCTTTCCTCTCGCTGGTTGCGGCGGCTCCGGTCACGACGCTGACGTCGGCCGCTGCGCCGGCCGCGCAGCCCGACGCGAACCGTAGGTTCAGGGATATCGCTCGGCTCGGTGTGACTGTTCCTTTAGAGCGGCAGCGAATGCGCGTAGCGGCTCCGCAATGCTTTCCAGATGAAGTCGTTGAGCCTCGCTCAGCGAGGACTGGGACGCCACGTTTGCGAGGGTCCTTGTGATGCGTGTCGTTATCGCAGCGCCATCGTCGGCGGAGATCGCTTCGACCTCAATAAGGCCGGAAATCGTCTCGACGTGCATCGCGTTAATTGCGGCCGCCAGAACGGCGGCTAGTTCGAGGGCATCGCCATTGCTCATCTCTGCTTCCTTCCAGTCATTGCCCGTCCCGTCGTCTCGGGGCGGTTTTGTTCGCGTAGCGTCAGGAGTTGCGTTGTCATGCGTAGAGTGTCGGCTGTCCGGGTCGAAAAGGCAAAAACCGGGGGTGCAAGAAGTTGCACCTCAAAGTGCAACAAGTTGCACCAAATTCTTCCATTTGAGCTGTTTTTACGGGCTGTTTGGCCATCGGACCAAACCAAGAACTACATGCGACTTACGGGCAAATCCGAGCGCGCCGCAAAGTACCAAATCGCTGGCCGCACGCACCCGTCTTACACCGACGTCGTTGCCGTTCTGCGCAGCGAGCACGGCTTTGACTTTCTCGAATATGCGATGGGCGACGTCTCGCCCAAGTGGTGGAAGGCGGTGCGCAAGGCGAGGGGGCTTGGCGACATGCGCCGGCAGCTTGCCGACCAGCAACGCCGCATCGCGCAGCTTGAAATGGCGCTCGATTGAGAGGGTGGCATAGATGGCGTGGCACCCCGACCAAGTGGAGTTGGTGCGCAGTCTCGCGGCTGAGCATTTGAGTGCTGCTGAGATGGGCAGGCGTCTCGGCGTCACGCGCAACGCGATTATCGGCCTCTGCCATCGGCGGGGGATCGCGCTGAACGATCGGAAACTGCGATACACCAAGACCGGCAAGCCGATCGAGCGGAAGCCCCCACCACCAAAGCCCACAACTTCGGTCAAAGCACCAATCGGCCCAAAGGTTGTGATTGTGCCGAAGATCGGGGCTGCCCCGTTCACGCCACGCGCCGCTGACGTCGTTTCTCAGCGGATTCCGCTTATCGAATTGAACCCCTTTCATTGCCGTTGGCCCGATGATGAGCGGGACGTCAAAACCGGGCAGCACACGTTCTGCGGCCATATCAAGCGCCCCGGCTCAAGCTATTGCCCCGCGCACACCCAATTGAGCATCGGCGTCGGTACCAAGTCTGAGCGCCGAGCGCTTCGAGACGCGGCCCGGACCGCGCGGAGGGTGGCGTGACGCGGCTCGTTCCTATCGCCATCAGCCTTCCCGCCGATGTCTGGGCCGCGTACCAGCACGCAGCGAAGCGTGAGCACACATCGCCAGAAATCATTGCGCGAGAGGTTCTTTGCGAGGTTTGCAGCGAGATTGTCCGCGCCGAACGCCGTGAGGTTGCGGCGTGATCGAGACTGCCACCGTAGCGAAAGCTGTTGCCGCTCATTCCTGGGCTAGGGAAGAGCGCGAATGGTACGTCGAAAACCGCTGGTGTTCACGTCGGTTGTTCGAGGAAGAGCCGTTTGATGGCGATATTCTCGATCCATGCTGCGGGTCTGGTCGAATTGTCGAAGCTGCTCGCGAGGCGGGCTACGTGGCGCGCGGCTGCGACATCGTTGATCGCGGCTGTGATTACTACGCAATCTGCGATTTTCTGACGTCCGGCATCGAAGCCGACAACATCGTCATGAATCAGCCATTTGATCTGAGCGAAGAGTTCGCGCGGCAAGCGCATCGTCGTGCCTCGCGCAAAGTGGCGATGATTATGCCGACCCGTCGTCTTAACGCGGCCGGCGCTTGGATCAAAGACCTTCCGCTCTACCGGCTTTGGTATTTGACGCCACGGCCCTCAATGCCGCCGGGACCGCTGGTCTTGGAATACGAGGCCAAAGGTAAAGAGCCGTCAGGCGGGAAGCAGGACTTCTGCTGGCTCGTATTTCTCAAAGGATACGACGGCAGAGCGGAAGTCCGTTGGTTGCATCGAGACAAGGTGAAGCAGGCATAGGAGCCAATTATGGCAGAAGCAGCAGTACAGGAACGAGTAACTCAGAACATGCCGAGCGATGAATCGGTCATCGCGGTCAATCTGAGCAAGATCAGGAAAGCGCAGGACGAAGCGGCGAGTCATCACGGCACGCTGCGGTCTGTTCTCAAGCACGCCGAGGGAAAAGGCGTCCATCTCAAGGCTGCGAAGCGGGCGCTGTCCATCGTCAAGAACGGCGATCCCGAGGCATGGCTGGAAGAAACGCAGGAGGTCACGCGCTATCTGCGGATCATGCGGCACGGCATCACGTCGAACCAACTCAACCTGGATTTTGGCACGACGTTGGAGCCGCTGGACGAAAAGGCTGAACTCGACGGTCGCGCGGCAGGTCTCGACGTCGATGACCTCGTGACGGAGGCATCAAACCCGCACGATCTGAATACCAAGGCCGGGCAGGCATGGCTGAACGCATTCCGGCAGGGCCGCGCCGAGAGGGACATCATTCTCTCGATGGCGGCGGACGAACTCGACGCAGACGATGAAGAAGGCGACGAGGACTGACCAATGTCCGACCCCGTGACTCGGCGCTACACGTTCAAACTTTACCAAAATCGCGAGCAGGAACGCGCGCTAGATCGTCATGCCGTGATGTGCGCCGAGTTGTATAATGCTGCTTTGCAGCGTCGTGAGGACGTTTATCGCCGCGAAGGGAAGACGCTATCCGCGTACGATCTTTGCAAAGAGATCAAGCATTTGCGCCGCGAGTGCCCGGAGTGGCAGGAGTTGAATGCAAGTACTCCGGCGCAAGTTATCTTCAAACTGGACGATGCGTTCAAAGCGTTCTTCAAGCGCGCGAAGTCTGGCGCGGGCGCGGCGTCAGGTTATCCGCGATACAAGAGGACAAAGGACGGAAACAGCATTCCTTTTCCAGAACATGGAAGAGGATGGCGTCTGTATTCCGCTTCAGAGTTTTCGGAGAAATCCGAAAAGGGCCGGTTCACGGCCTGCCGTAACGGCAAATCACGTCGCAATTCGAGGGGGTTATCTTCTGATCAGGCCGAGACCACCTCGAATTGTGGGGTGAATGAAAGAACAGTTTTAGTCCGAAGACGGCGATGTCGGGTCGAGACACCCGCAAATTGTAAATCGTCAAACATCTGGCGAATGTATGTCAAAGGCGTCCCCGGCTTTATAAAGGCTCGTGGCAAGTTCCCCGCCGATCCTGAATCAATTCGGAATTGCGTCATCATGCGTCGTGACGGCGCGTGGTGGGTTTCAATCGTTGTGAAGATGAAGCCCCGCATGACGGCGGGTGCAGATAAAGTAGAGATCAAGTTTGATCTAATTGACGAGTTTGCGCGTGTTGAGCGCGCGAAGGGCGAATGTCTCGCCCGCTCGAAAGAGCAAATTACCACCCAAGCTCAACAACATAAGACGACATCCCGTGTCGTCACCGGCGATTTGGGTGGTGACGACAGGGAAACACGGTCCCTTTTCACTCCGATCCAGGGTGTCGTCACCGGCGATTTGGCAGATCGAGTACAGTCAGAACGGGATCGTCGGTACCGCAAGTTCTCATGGCGTTGGCGTCGTGAGAAAAGACGTGTTGCTCGGCTTCGAGCGATGGAGGCGCGACGGCGCAAGCACGCGCTGCATGCATGGTCCACAAGCATCGTGCGTTCCGCTTGCGATATCTCGGTAATCGCCAGCGACGTAAGGGCGCTTACAGCTACGCCCCGTGGAGACGCGAAGGTCTGGGGCGCAAACGTCAAGACGGTTTCATCTCTCAACAGACATATTCTCGGCCAAGCACCGGGCCTCGCGGTTCAGATGCTCAGATACAAGGCCGAGGAAGCAGGGATTCGGTGTGACATCATTGAGGATGATCAACCGAATATTGCCATCGGCGGAAAGCTCGTTGCCGCTGGCAAGGCAGTTCGCAAAGCAAAACGGGCGTTGAAGAAGGCATAATCACAATGAGCACTATCAGTAAAGAACTCGCTGCGCTTGATGCGGTCATCGAAGGCGCGTCGGCGCTGGCGGCAGAGGCGCTACAGCGCAAGGCGGATTTGAAACAGGGCAAGCTCGCTTCCGAAGCATTTGGCCGGGTGAATACCGCCGTCAAGGTTCGCCTCGAATCCCGTCTTAACCAGGGTCGCCTTGTCGAGGTTGAGGCCAAGCTCATTCAGGCAGGAGCAGGCAAGAAGGCGCTCAGCCATCAGAAAAGAGCGGCCTAGATGATCGTGGCCGGCCTCGACATTGCCACGACAACCGGGTGCGCGATCCTTGACGGATCGCGTGTCCTGCATGTTGAGGCGTTCAGAGCCACCGGCAAAACGGAGGGAGAGGTCTTTCTCTCCTTCCGCAAGTGGCTTCGGCGGACCTTGCTCGATCATCGCGTTGAGATGGTGGCAGTAGAGCAGCCGCTACGTACTGACATTGAGGTTGCGGACCGTCGGCGTGGCGCAAATCCGGGCGAGAAGATGAACCCGGTCACGATGAAGACGTATCTCCGGCTTTACGGGCTTCGCGCCCATGCCATTGAGACATGCGCCCGGCTCGGCCTCGAATGCCGGGAGGTCCATCAAGCTTCATGGCGGAAGGCATTCACCGGCAGTGGCCGGGCAACCAAGGACGACGTGTTGGCGCTGGCGCAACGGATTGTGCCGGGCCTGAAATCGAAGGATGCCAGCGACGCACTTGGAGTGGCGTGGTGGCTGAACGGGGAATTGCGGACGATGGAGATGGGGCTGTGACGGGTTTTAATGTCGTTTTGAGCCGTGATGCGTTGATCGGTTGCCTTGGCCGTGTGCATCGCGTCGTGCCTCGGAGAAGCACAATCCCGATCCTGGCTAACGTCCTGTTACGCAACTCGAGCAAGACGTTGGCAATCACCGCCACGGACCTTGATATCGAGGTCGTTGCTTCGGTGGAGGTGGCGTCAGCCAGTAAGAGCGCCATCACCGTGCCGGCCACGACGCTCTACGATATCGCTCGAAAGCTGCCGGAGGGATCGGAAGTCTCGTTGAAGGCCGATGACGCGACTTTGACCGTGGCTTGCGGTCGGTCACGGTTCAAACTGCCGGTTCTACCAGTTAGCGATTTTCCCGACATGGCACCGGGAGAGCTGCCGACCCGGTTCGACATCGCGGCCGGCGACCTGCGGCGGCTGATTGAAAAGACTGAGTTCGCTATCTCAACAGAGGAAACCCGCTACTACCTCAACGGTATCTATCTGCACGTCGAGAACGGTAAACTGCGCGGCGTGGCGACGGACGGCCATAGACTGGCGCTTGTTGATCTTGATCTTCCCGCCGGCGCCGCAGACATGTCCGGGGTGATTATTCCGCGCAAGACGGTCGGGGAAATCCAGAGGCTCTTGGACGGTGCTGAGGCCGTCACTGTCGAACTATCCGACAGCAAGATCAGGGTAACTTGTGGGGATGCCGTTCTAACCTCGAAGCTTATCGACGGCACGTTTCCCGATTATCGTCGGGTCATACCGCAAGGCAACGACAAGACCTTGGAGATCGACCGCGCCGAGTTTCACGCCGCCATTGATCGCGTCGCAACGGTGTCGAGCGAGAAGGGTAAGGCAACCAAGCTAACGCTGTCCAAAGGCAATCTCGATCTATCGGTAACAAACCCGGACAGCGGCAGTGCGTCGGAAGAGGTCGAGGCCGGCTATGACGCTGAACCGTTGGAGATCGGTTTCAACGCCCGATATCTGCTCGACATCGTCGCCCAGATCGAGGGCGACACGGTTGTAATGGACCTCGATCAGGCCGGCTCACCGACAATCATCAAATCCAAAGACGGCAACGGCGCGCTCTACGTGCTGATGCCGATGCGGATTTAGCCATGAGCCGAGCCGCCGACGAACGCTTCGCCAAATGGAAGGAAGACGCGAACGCCGTCGACCTGCTGACGGCGGCAGCGCAGCACGGTGCCAAACTCAAGCGCCATGGTGCTGAATGGATGGGGCCGTGCCCGGCGTGCGGCGGGCGCGACCGAATGTCCATCCATCCGGCGAAGTCAGTCTGGAACTGCCGCGGCGCGAAAGGTGGCAACGATGCCATCGGCCTCGTGATGCACGTTGCCGGCCTGTCGTTTACACAGGCTTGCGAGAGCCTGACCGGGGAGCCACCGCCAAACGGCAAGGCGAGGCCGCTGAGCGCGGAAGAACGGGCGGAGCGAGATCGGCGCAGGCAGGAAGCGGAAGCCGCTCAGCGCCAGCGAGACGCCGAGGAACGGGCATATCAGGAGAACACGCTCGCCACGGCTCAACGCATCTGGTCAGAGGCCAAGCCGATCGCTGGCACCTTGGCTGAGACCTATCTGCATAACTTTGGATTGCCGACGCCGCCCGGAGGATGGCCGGAGTGTTTGGGCTTTCATCCAGCGCTGCCGTATCCCGACAAGGGCCGGATGCCTGCGCTTGTGGCCCGCGTCGACAACCTGCATGGCGATCAGATCGGCGTCTGGCGGGAGTTTATCTCGCCGGATGGGCAGAAGGCCGACGTTGAACTGCAGAAGCTCGGGCTTGGCCCGGTATCTGGCGGAGCTGTGCGGCTTGGCGGCGGCGCTGCGCGGATCGGCGTCGCCGAGGGCGTCAGAACGGCTCTCGGTGCATGGGCGCTGATCGAGTTTGCCTATCCAGTTTGGTCGGTGCTCTCGACCGCGGGGATGACCGGGTTCGACGCGCCGCTCTTTGTTGATCGTGTTGATATTTACCCGGACGGCGACCGCCCGATGCGGCGCAAGGATGGAGGTTTTGTCCCTGCCATCCCGGCCGGCCGCAAAGCGGCTCTCACACTGAAGGAGAAGCTCGCCGCGGCAAGCGTGGATTGCCTGATCGTCGCTGAGCCGCCAGCCGGTCTCGATTATCTCGACCTCTGGCAGAACGGCGTGGGAGAGGCGGCGTGAGCGACCTCCTCGCCATCGAACGTGCCTTTATCGGTTGCCTGCTTCGGTCTCCCGAATCCGTCTGGACTGTGATGACGGTTAAGCCTGAGATGCTGGTCAGCTCGGCCTGCCGGGATATTTACAAGGCGATCATCGATCTTGCCGAGAAGGGTCGCAGGGTCTCGCTGACCACACTGGCGGCGCATCCTGGAATCCAGCCTGAATATCCAGACGAGGGCGGACCAAAGGCAGCGATCATCGCTGTGCTGCGCGCCAACGCAGAGGATGCAGGTTCGGCGCAGGATTATGCGGACAGCATTTTGGAGGCGTTCGGCCGTCGCAGGATCGCGGATATGGCGGTCTCGGCTCGCAACGCTGCTCAGGACCCGTCCAAATCGATCAGCGATATCATTGCGGACATCGAGACAGTCCTGCTCTCGACCGTGTTCGATGGGGTGTCGTCGCACATAACCCGGCTCGGCGATGCGGTGCGGACATCATTGGATCGAACGGCCGAGAACTTTCGGTGCAAGGGCGAAGTCCAGATCGGCGTCACCACGGGCATCCTCGAATTGGATCGCCTGATCGGCCCGATGATGGGCGGTGACCTTGTAACGATCGCTGCGCGGAGCGGCGAGGGGAAGACCACACTGGCCCTGCAGATGCTCCGTCATGCGGCCAGCGGTCCGAACGGAAAGCCTGCGTTGCTCATAAGCCAAGAGATGACCGCGACGCAGATTGCGATGCGGACCTTGTCATCCTGGACTCAGATCCCGGTCAGGAAGCAGCGGGCCGGCGATATCGACATGTTCGGTTTTGACAGCCTGCGGGAGGCCGCCGACGAGGCTCAGAGTGTTCGCCTCTATATCGACGACTGCGGGCAGCAGCGAACATCGGCCATCTGCTCGAAGATCAGATCATTCCACCGCCAACACGGGCTCGGCTGTGTGGCGATTGATCATGCCCTGCTTGTCAGGCCAGAAAATCCGCGCTGGACCAAGGTCGAAACGGTCGAATACGCGGCGATGGCGTTTAAGGAACTAGCCAAGGAACTGGATATCCCGATCATCCTGCTTGCGCAGCTTACTCGCGGGTCTCAGGGCAACGCCAATACCTGGCGGTTCACGGATCAGGCGCTGTACGGCGGTGACGCCATCAAACAGGCTAGCGACGTGATGCTCGGCGTCACGCTGCCGCGGAAATGGCTGAAACAGCGCGAACCGGAGGAATCCGATCACCGCGCTCACGATGAATGGGCCGGGAAGATGGAGAAGTGGCGAGACCAAGCTGAAATTGGCGCGCTCAAGATGCGCGATGACGACGACGGCCAATGGCTGACGATGCCTTTCAACGGGCGCACTTACACGTTCGGGAGTGTTGAATGATAAAAAATCATCCGAAGGGGCTCACGCTGAAAATCAGATGCCATTTTTCTGAATGGGAGGGCGGGTCAGCAGAAGTGGTCAATAATAATAGTTTGGACGCGTTCAGAGAGGTATCGCCGTTAGTGAGACTTGAGGCAATTAAGGATGCGTTGAGAGATTTGGAGCGTGAACAGGTATTGGCCAGTATTGCCATCCTTGCCGGAGGATACCGAGGCGGGACGGCGCCGTCGTATCACCTTGTGCTAAGGAATGTTCGAGAACGCCATCCGGCCGTGGCAGTTGAAGACGAAGAAATCTTATTCGAATTTAGCCTTTGGAGCGGCTTAGACCTGTTGCGGGCATACGAAGAGGATAGATCGCGTCAAACTGAGCCGCAGAACGTGATCCAGTTCCCGGCATGACAAACGATCTTTGCAAAATCTGCCAAGATTTCGGCGTCACCGTTGTGCAGCCCGCGCAACATCGGCCGTTTACGTCGATGCAGACGGCGGCCGGCAACACGCTGGCAAAGATTCTACGCGTGAAAGGCGAGACGCACTTACGTGACGTGTTGACCGTCCTGACGGAGAGCGAGAACAATCGCAACATGCTGATTGCGCCAGTCATAAAGGCAGTAAGCCGGATCATGGCCGAGAATCCGACCTGGTATGCCAATGACGCAAGTAAGTTTCTTGAAGTGCTGGATGGCGCCGACTTGGCTGAAATGTATTCCAGGGCAAAAGCCAATAAGGGGGTCGTCGCAGCGCATGACACGATCGCTACGTTGCTGCTAGATCAACTCAGAGTGCATTTTAAGCCGGAAACGCAGCCGACATTGATATGAGGACGAACATGTGGACCGCCGAAATTGTGCGTGCGCGTTTCGTCGAAGCTGCCGACGTTGAAAGGCGTTCTCCGCTCGGCCGTTTTGGACCATCTGAGAAAACCACTTTCTGGCCGGAGTACGTTCACTCTTTCGCGGATATGAGCGGATGGGGGAGCAAGCGACTTGCTGAGGAACGCGAAATGCGGTTCCGGCGGTTGCCGCCTTCTGCCGATGCTATCAGTCGCTATGACGAAGTGCTGTGCGAATGGACTCCAAAGTATGTTGTCGAGGACCGGCGCCGTTTAGTTTGGTTCTGGGCGTTCAGCGCAGCGAGTGGTCACTCATTCTCACGTGTATGTCGCGCATTTGGATGGCAGCGGCGAACCGCCTATGACCGGCTTGAGCGGTTGTTTGTTAAAATCGCCGGCGATCTAGACAACGACCAAATTTTGTTGAAGCCCACAACAAGCAATCATTGTTGCGCAACTTCGAGCCTTGAGCGACAAGAAACACATACGATCGGACAACGAGTGACTGAACGAACTGAATCGGTCTGGTCCGATCTTCCTGAACAAAGAGACTTCTCCTGGGCTCAGCATCAAGCCGAGCGACGGGCAAAGATCGAGGCAAAGAAGCGGCGCAAGCTCGGATTGGAGCCGGCGCCCGTAGGAGCGTGACGTGGCAACAGGTAAACTGAAGTGGTTCAATTCGGACAAGGGCTACGGCTTTATCGAGAGGGAAGGCGATAAGGACGTGTTCCTCCACGCGAAGGTTCTCGATGCCGCCGGCATCAACGGGAAGACACTGGTAGACGGAACAAGGCTTTCCTTCGACGTCAAAGAAGACACGAAAGGCGCCAAGGCCGTCAATGTGAGCCTCGCCGCGTGATGCGTCTGGCCACGAATTACCCGACGCAGCAGATCGGGAGGGCCGTCGATTACGAGGCGGTGAAGCGCAATGCTTACCACGATCAGGGGATTGCGATCATCGACCTGACGGACAGCCGCATTCCGTGGCAGGATCGCGAGATCATCGAGGGCGCTTGTCGGCGGCTGTATGGGCAGAAGAGGCGGGCAGGATGAAGATTTGGCGTTGCGAGTATACGGGCGAATTTATCTTGAGCCTTGGTGGTCAGGGCGGTTATCCGCTGTTCGGCAGTTTTCTCCCGTTCATTGGGTGGAAGTGGATTCCCGTAAACGCAGACGGTAAGGCGGACAATCAGACGTGGCCGCCACGGTTCATCTCGCTCCGTCTTGGCTTTTCTTGGCTCGGGCGCGGCATGTACTATCTGCCACCTTGGCCGGTAAAGGTGCTTCCTGTGAGATTGGGCGCAGCGGCACGGTAAAGCGTTATGGGCTGTCGCTGCAACGAACGCGGCCAGCACATGCTGGCCGCTGCCAAAGCCGTGGCCCGCGGCGACCTCAAGACCGTCGGCGCCAGCGTCCGCGACATCGCGGCCACCATCCGCGACGATGCCCGCGACTTTCGGTCCAAGATCGCTACTGCCAAAGCCAACCTTGCGAGGCGCTGATGTTCAGCAACGTCCGCGTTGACGCCAAGGCTCTAGCAGACCTCGGCAACCGCTTCGCGGCACTGGCAAAGGATCAGCCCGACGCCATGCGCCGGGCAATCAACCACACCGGGGACAAGGCCCGCACCGCCATGCGGGCAGTCCTGCCCAAGCAGACAGGGCTCAAGCGCAAGACCATCAACAAGGCGGTCACCAGCACACGCGCCGCGCTCCACGGCAGCACCGGCTACACGATCAAGGCCAAGGGCGGGGATATCCGCTTGAAGTTCTTCTCTGCCCGAGAAACAAGGGCAGGCGTAACCGCAGCCCCTTGGAGCAAGCGCAGGCTCTACCCCAAGACCTTCACCAAGGGCGGACACTTCCCGAACCGTGTCGCTCTGCGCATGAACGGCGCCGTAGTCGTCAGGGCAGGCAAGGCCCGCTACCCGCTCAAGACCGTCAAGAGCGGTCTCTTCATCGCCGAAGAGTTGGTGAGTGGCGATAGCCTCAAGGTCTTCCACGCCACAGTGGAGAGAGACCTGCCTGCACGCCTGGAGCACGAGGTGCTCCGCAAGCTCTGACGCCTATCTCGCGGGTGCGAAGAAAGTGGGTCCCAAATGTTCGCGGATGCGAAAAGGGACCGTGTTTTTTGTGCTTTGCAGTGCGGCGATAGATCGGCCCGATCTTCGAGCATACCCGGGTTCTGGAAATCGCTGTTTTGATTAGGGTTTTTGCCATTGAGCCCGCCGAAACGCCCATCGGGACGAAAGTCTGGATCGAAATCGAAAAGGCCCGCCAAATCGGGACATGCGAAAGTCACAGATTGGCGGGCTCTGGTCGTCTCCACCGACGACGCTGGATCGATCATCAAAGTCAGTGGCGAGCGGGTCCGGCAGCTTACAAAGGCCGGCTGGATCAAGAAATCGGGCTCGAATGCCTACCGGATCGGCGACGTTCTGGACGGATATTTGGCCTATCGGGACGATCTTGAGCAGAAGGCGGCGGCCGACACACCGCAGGCTCGTCTGGCGGCCACGAAGCGGCGGGCAATTGAGCAGAGGATGGCGCGCGAAGACGGCCAGCTTATCGAAACCGATGACGTTTTTGCTGTGGTTGCCGACATTCTTGGCACGTTTCGCTCTGAGCTTGCTGGCATCCCTGCTGCTGCGACGCGCGATCTGGACGCCCGGTTGGCGATTGAAGGTGCTCTGAATGGGGCAATTGATCGCTGTCGCGACCGCTTCCAGCAAGCGGAGCGCGATTTACGGGCTGGCCGCGAAGTGCTTGTGGAGAGCGAGGAGACAGGAGCCTGACGAGTGGGGCCGGCAGAGGGTTTACGGACCGGAAACCGGTAGGCCCGGTCGGCGCGACCCGTATCTTGCGGCCTACAACGTGCCGTTTGGGCGCTCTTTTGGCGATCAGCGATATCGCCGGGTTGTTCAGGTCGAGGGTGCCCAGATGGGCAAAACCGAGACCTTTCTCGACATCATCGGGGAGCGTCTCGATAACCGGCCAGCCCCAATCCTGTATGTCGGGCCGTCGAAGGAGTTCAATACCGACCAGTTCGAGCCGCGGCTGAACGAACTTTTCCGGCAATCGTCGCTGCACACGAAGATGATCGGCGGCGTCGAGGGGAAGCGGCAGAAACGGACGCTCAAGCGCGTTGCGGGTGTCCGGGTGCGTCTGGCGCACGCGGGTTCGCAGACGGCTTTGAAGTCCGACCCGGCTGCAATCGCGCTAATCGACGAATACGATGCGATGCGCACCGATGTGCAGGGGCAGGGCGACCCGCTCGGGCTCGTCGAGGCCCGCGGCTACACCTACGCGGACTTTGTCGTCGGGGTTACGTCGACGCCGTCGCGCGGGCTGGTCGAAATCGAGCGGGACGCGGCGAACGGCCTAGAGTTCTGGAAGATGGTCGAAGACCCCGGTGAGGACTTCTCGCCCATCTGGAAGCTTTGGCAGGAGGGGACGCGATATCATTGGGTGTGGCGCTGCCCTCACTGCGGTGAGTGGTTTGTGCCGCGGTTCAAGCTGCTGCGGTGGCCGAAGGCAGCGACGCCTGCTCAAGCGCGCCGTGATGCCTGGATCGAGTGCCCGAAGAACGGTTGCGTCATTCGGGAGGAAGACAAGGCCGGCATGAATGCCGCTGGCCGCTATGTGGCGCCAGGTCAGACGATCGACGAAGACGGCAACGTCGTTGGTGATCCGCCTGATAGCGCGACGCTCTCGCGATGGTGCAGCGGCCTTGCTTCGCCCTTCGTAACACTTGGCGAGCGGGCTGAAGAATACCTGACGGCGCTCAAGTCTGGCGAAGCTGAGAAGATCCAAGTCGCTATCAACGCTGGATTCGGTGAGGTATTCACCGACGATGGTGGTGATCTGCCGGAGTGGGAGGCGATCAAGGCCCGCGCTGAGCCGTATTCCTGCGGCAGTGTGCCGGATGAGGCGCTGTTTCTGACCTTCGGTGGAGACGTTCAAAAGAACCGTATCCCGTGGGTGGTGAGGGCATGGGGCGCCCGCGCTACGTCGTGGCTGGTCGGTTTTGGTGAGTTGTGGGGCAACACTGCGGAGCCGCAGGTCTGGGATGATCTTGCAGAACTGCTGACCGCGCCGATCGATGGCCTGTTGATCAAGCTGGCGTTCGTCGATAGCGGATTTCGGCCTGGCAAGAAGCTCGATGTGCCAGTTAATCGCGTCTACGAGTTCGCGCGGCGCTTCCGCAGCTTCGTTTTTGCGACAAAGGGCAGTTCCCACGCGATGGTGACGCCGCTGGTGCGGCGAAAGATCGAGGTCACGCAGCAGGGCAAGCAGTCGAAGTATGGGCTCGACCTTATCCGGCTCGATCCGAACCATTGGAAATCGTGGGTGCATGAACGCCTGGCGTGGCCGCTCGATCAACCGGGCGCGTGGCATCTGCCCGAGGACGTAACCGAGGATTATTGCCGACAGATCGTGGCCGAGGCGATGGTGCGCGGACCGGGCGGAAAGCCGGTCTGGATTGAGAAGGCCCGCGACAACCATTTCCTCGACGCCGAGGCGATGGCATCCGCCGCGGGCTACATGCTGAACGTGCAGCATATCAAGCTGGGCGCGCGCCGTAGGCGAGCGGCTGTCGAGGCTGACAACTCAGCGCCCCCGTCGTCGGCAAAGCCAAAAGGCAACGACCGCTTCTCGCGGTTTGCTGAAGACCTGAACAGGTAATTTGCATGCAAGCACAGGCAAAACCGCGCTTCCGCATTGGAAGCGACGGGACAAATGCGCGTCCTGTGCAAGTACCTGCCATACATGGGCGTACCAGTGCGCATTACATGCGCGGGAATGAGAGCCCTTTCTTCTTCAGTTGGACGCCGTCGCTCCGCGACCAGCGCGACGACGTCAGCGCGAGCTACATCGAAGCCGCGGCGCGCGCCGTGGATGGCCTGCAAAACTCTGGCTGGCTGGCCGGCGCGGTAGAGCAGGCGACAGCGGTCACCGTCGGCAACGGCCTGCGGCTTGCGTCAAAGCCAGAGTTCGATGTTCTCGGTTGGACGACCGACGAGGCCGGTTCGTGGGCGCGCACGGTGGAGCGCCGCTTTGAGGGATGGGCCGACAATCCGATCGAGTGCGACGCCGCAGGCAAGCACAACATGGGCCAGTTGGCCCGCTCGGTGTTGATGAGCTACTTCAGCCACGGCGAGGCCCTTGGGCTGCTTCCTGCCGTCCGCCGCCGTGTGTCTCGCACCAAGACAAAGGTCAAGTTGCTGCCGGCTCACAAGCTGACGCAGGACGGCGATAACATTCGGATGTTCCAAGGCGTCTTGATGGACGATTGGGGCTTCCCGAAGGGCTACCGGCTCCGTCTGAAGATCGGCAGCGATTACGAGGATACGGTCGATGTCCCGGCGCGCGACAGTTTTGGGCGCCCGCAGGTCTTCCACATCTTCGACGGTTTGCCAGATCAGGTTCGCGGCATCACGCCGATGGCGCCGGCCCTGCGCGTCGTCCGTCAGTTCGATCAATTGTCGGATGCGACACTGACCGCCGCACTGATCCAAGCGATCTTTGCAGCAACAATTCAGAGTGAGGCGCCGACCGAGCAGATTCTTTCTGCGCTTCAAGACGAGGAAGAGCAGAGGCAAGGCGTCGGGTCCCCATCGATCGACGGTTATCTTTCCGCGAAAACGAGTTGGTACAAGTCGACGAAGATCGATCTAGGGCGGTCTGGTCGGATTGCGCATCTGTTCCCCGGCGAGAAGCTGGAATTTCACGCTTCGAAATCGCCAAACGCGACATATGAGGCGTTCGCGAAGTTCTTGCTGCGTGAAATTGCTCGCTGTCTCGGCATGACCTTTGAGACGCTAACGGGCGATTACAGCGGTGCGACCTATTCGTCGGTCCGGATGGCGACGTCAGAGACATGGCCGATCATTCTCGCCCGCCGGCAAAATATCGTCGGTCGGTTCTACCAGACCGTTTACGAGGCGTGGCTTGAGGAAGAAATCGAGGCTGGCCGGCTTCCGTTCCCTGGCGGGATCGAGGCATTTCTCGAAAATCGAGACGCTGTGTGCCGCGCAGAATGGCGCGGCCCGGCGAAGCCGCAGGCCGATGACCTGAAAACAGCCAAGGCGCATGAGGTCTATAAGCGCCTCGGCATCATGTCTGACGAGCGGATCAGCGCTGATCTCGGTTTCGATTGGGAAGACGAGTACGAACAGCGCGATCGCGAGAAAAAGCTGCGCGCGAAACTCGGCCTGCCCGAGACGGACACGCTGCAACCCGCGCCGGCCGATCCGGTCGCCGACAAGCTTGTGACACAGGACTGACGCGATGGCTGTCGATTGGACCAATCCATGCGATCGCGCCAACGCGCTACGCGGCGCCTACTACGCGCTGATCAGCGGTGCGTCGGAAAGCTTGATCCGGCACTCGACGAGCGAGGGAGACCAGGAAGTGCGCTTCGTGCGCGCCGATCTGGCGCGCCTCAAGGCCGAGTTGGACGCGGCGGAAAGCGAGTGTGCTGCCGCGAACGGAACTGACGTGCCGGGGCGGGTGAGGCGGTTTGCGATCCGCGGCGGGGCGCGTCGATGGTGAACGGAATGCGAGAAATCAACCTATCGAGTGAGGCGACGGGCAGCCCGCTCTTCTCGCGCTTCGTGAATGCGCCGGTCATGTTGGCAGCCGAGGCTATTGACCGCTTTGAGGGCGCGCTTGCAGCTCTGTCCGGCGTCGATCGCCTCTGCGATATGCTGACCGAAACGGCTTCGGAAGACGGCTTCTGGCCAGAGCCGGGTAGCTGGAAGGCGCAATATCGTCCATACGTCGTTGTTGATGGGCTTCTGCAAATTCCGGTCAAGGGAATTCTACTCGCAGATTTCTCTTTCGCTGTCGGCTCGCTCGCGACTGGATACACCTATTTGCGCCGTGCATTGGAGCGCGGGCTATCCGACCAAAATGTGAAAGGCATCGCGTGGCTGCACGATAGCGGTGGTGGCGAGGTTCAGGAGTGCATGGACCTCTGTGATTTCATCTATGCGCAGCGTGGCAAGAAGCCGATGCGTGCCTTCTGTGAGTTTTCGTACTCAGCCTCCTATGCACTGTCATCGGCTGCTGATCGCGTTCTTGTAACCAGAACCGGCGGGGTTGGCAGCATCGGCACTGTGTCAATGCACGTTGACATCTCCGGTGCTCTCGATGCAGCCGGGATCAAGGTCACGCTCATCGATGCACCGAAGGGCGGCCATAAGACCGACACCTATCCGCACAAGAGATTGAATGCAGCCGGCGAAGCGCGGCTGCGCGAGCGCACAGAGGCACTCTACTCGATCTTTGTTGAGGCTGTCGCGCGTAATCGCGGCATGCAGGAGGAAGACGTTCGCGCAACCAAAGCGCTCACCTACATGGCCGACGAAGCACAGCGCGTCGGCCTCGTCGATGGGACCGGGGTTGTCGTGGACGCTGTGACCGCATTTGCGGGTGAACTGAACCCAGTAGAGGGAACCGAAGAAATGACGGACAAGACGACGAAGACGTTCACCCAGGCGGACGTCGATCAGGCTGTTGCAGCGGCTTCAACGGAAGCTCGCGAGGTTGCTGCGAAAGAGAAGGAAACTGCCGTTGCCAGCGCGAAAGCGGACGGCATCAAAGAGGGGGCGTCCGCCGAGCGCGAGCGCATCAAGGCGATCACCTCCCTTGAGGAATCCAAGGGCCGCCAGGCTGCCGCACTCTCGCTCGCCCTGACGACGGATATGTCGGCCGATGCGGCGAAGGTAACTCTCGCGGCGCTCCCGAAAGAGACCGCGCCGGGCGCGAGGTCTGCGGACAGCCCGATCGGGTTGGCTCTTGATCCCGGCAAGCCGGGCGGTTCGGCCGAAACGCTCTCGCCCGAGGAAGTGGCGGCCAGCATCAACAAGCAGTTCGGTGCGCGTCAGTAAGCGCCCGGCGAGACACCGCGGCAGCGCCGCAACATCATCCAGATAGGTGAAAAATGGTCACCCTTACCGAAACCCTTCATCCCGGCGCTTTCATCATCAGCGAGAGCAATGGGCCTTACTACACGCGCGAAGCCGTGACGATTGCGGCGTCGCAGACGATCCTTCCGGGCACGGTGCTCGCGCGCAACGCGGTTGCGGCCAACACGACCGTTTCGGCGGCGGCTGACGCCAGCAACACTGCGGGCTCCGGCGCGATCACGATGGACCCGACGACTCCGGTCCTCGATGGTGCGCAAGACGGCCGCTATCGGGCTGTCTGTGTGGAACCGGCCTCGAACGCAGGGACTTTTGCGGTCTTTGATCCGCAGGGTGTGCAGATCGGCAGCGTTGCGGTTGGCGCGACATTCGCCAATCAGATCAAGTTCGTGATTGCCGATGCCGCCGACTTCGTTGTTGGCGACGCATTCAGTATCAATGTCGGCATCGAGCAGGACGACTACGAGTATTCTGCTCTCGACCTCACCAAGACCGGCGACTTCGCCAAGGCGGCTGGCGTTGCCGTCTATGGCGCTGTCACTGGCGCGGGCGAAACCGCGAAGATTGCCGCGATCGTTCGCGGCCCGTGCGAGGTTCGCGGGGCTGACCTGACCTGGCCCGCCGGCATTACTGCGGTTCAGAAAGCCGAGGCCGTTCGTCAGCTCGAAGCGCTCGGCATCGTCTGCCGGTAAAGCGCCGCTCACTCAACCGAAAAGCTGAAGGCAAGGCATAGCGCCGGCGGCATAGCTGCCGGCGATGTCGTTCTGCGCTGAAGCAAAACCCACCATAAGGAACATCGACCATGCTTACGATGGACGTTTTCAAGCAGGATGCCTTCAGCGCTGTCTCGCTGACGGCGGCAATCGACAAAATGGACTTCGTCCCGGATTTTCTCGGCTCGATTCCCGGTCTTTGGGTGCCCGATCCGGTTCGCACAACGGAAGTCTGGATCGAGGAACGAGAGACTGGTGCAATCATTCTGCCGTTCTCGCCGCGCGGCAGCGCCCCGAACTCGGAAGGTGGCGATATTCGCAAGGCGCGTGCCTTCAGCACGATGCGCGTCGCCGACAGTTCGCGGATCACCGCGAGCGAACTCTTGGGAATCCGTGCATTCGGCTCGGAAACGGCGCTGAAGACGCTTCAAAGCGAAGTCGGTCGTCGCCAGTTCAAGATCGGCCAGAACTTCAACCTCACCTTTGAGTACCATCGGTTCAACTGCCTCACCGATGCGAAGGTGAAAGATAAGAACGGCACCGTGGTCTACGATTGGGCGACAGAATTCGGCCAGTCGATCCCGGGTGAAGTCGATTTCGACCTCGACAACGTGAGCCCGGCGCCCGGCGCCATCCGTAAGAAGTGCAACGCCGTCCGCCGCTCAGTGCTGAAGGGGCTGAAAGGCGTTGGCTCGCCGTCGCGGATCGTCGCTCTGTGTGGCGACAATTTCTATGACGACCTGACGAACAATACTGAGGTCCGTGAGACGTTCCTGAACCAACAGCAGGCGAGTGACCTGCGGAACAACCACGGGCAGGAATGGTCGACGTTCCGTTATGGCAATATCGACTTCGTCAACTATCGAGGGACCGACGACGGCTCGACGCTCGGCGTCAACACCGACAAGTGTCACTTCTTCCCGGTCGGGGCCGGCATCTTCCGTTGGGCAACGTCGCCGGGCGAGAGCTTCGAGCACGTCGGCCAGCTTGGCCAGGCGCGCTATTCGGCCATCGTGACCGACAAGGACCGCAATGCTTGGGCGGATGTTGAGGTTTACTCGTATCCGCTCCCGGTCTGCACCATGCCGGCCGCCCTCTACAAAGCGCGGCGGACCTGATAGCGGCCTAGGTCACGACAACCCCGGTCCTCGCCGATGGTCAACGCGCAACGTGCTGCGAAGCTTTCTGCTGCGCTTGCGCGCGCCTTTGGCGAGGATTTCACCTTCACGGCACGCCGGGTCGGTGACGACGAGGACGTGAATAAGCCGCGCGTTGCTGATGCATCACGGTCGGCTTTTACGGTGGTCGGTGTCTTCGCCGGCGCCTCGAAGGAGCGTTTTCCAAATGCGAGGGGTCTAGCGTCGGACAATGCTCAGGGAGCGGTGGTTTCGGGCCCGCGCGTGACTGTCGAGGATGTGGCTCTGCCGTGGCTGCCGCGGGACGGTGACACCTGCACCAGGGTCGAGACAGGTGAAACATACTCCGTATCCCGCACCGTTCCTGATGGCTTCGGCCGGACACTGCTCTACCTGACGGCGAAAAAACGATGACACTGGCGAGAACCGCGCTTCGCCTTGCCGTCGTGCAAGCGATCGCCGGCGTCAAGGGCGATCGGCCAACGATCGCGGAAGGTCGCGTCTACGACAGCCGTGCCTCGGCCGAGCAGCCGGAAGCATTTGCAGAGGATGCCAAAGCAATTGTTCTCGTCCTCACTGACGGGGATGAAGGCGATGCACTGAGCGACCAGAATGGCGGCCCGCCATTCCGAAGGAACATCGAGCTTGTGCTCGACATTGGCATGGTCTGCCAGGAAAAGGCGGATGACGAGCCGTCCGGCTACGTTCTGGTCTATCCCGACACTGACGCTCGCCTTGAGGCGTCGCTTGATGTGCTCGAAACGCAGATCATCCGCCAACTCGCTGCCGGCGGCGACCCGCTGGCGATCTGGTTTCAGAACCATGTGAGGGTCTGGAAGCGGGATAGCCATCGACAGGTCGAGGATGAGACCGGAGTTAAGCTCGCGCGCCGCGTCACGACGCTGACCTGCGAGTTGAGCGATGACAGATACGAAATTGGCGCAACGGGGCTGCCCGAACCGCTTCATTCAGTGGCGGTGCTGATGCCGTCCGACAGCTATGGCGCCGAGACATGCGCGACGATCGCGGCAAGCCTTGGCCCAACCCCGTTCGAAGCCGTCGATTTCGATGGCGTCAACATGCAGATCAGCGTGGGGCAGGCCGGCGACATGGTGGACGTGAGTGTTGAGATCAAGAACGCGCTTGACGTTCCGCAGGTTGTCGCAAGTGGCGCTCCTGTAGTCATAGACTATGCGAAGGGGCCGTATCAAAACCTGATCCTCGCAGCGAATGTGACGGACCTGCGATTTGTCGGCTGGCCGCCGGCAGGGAAGACGGGCCGATTGATCCTTCAGGTTACGAATACGGGCAATTTCGCAATCTCGGGCTGGCCTTCTGCGCCTGAACTTGTGTGGGCGGGCGGCGCGGTTGGCGAGGTCACGCCGGGCGCGGAGAAGCGAGACATCTTCGTTTTCACAACGGTTTCCGGCGGGGCTGAAATCTTCGGCAATACCGTCGGGCAAGATTACTCTTAAGGAAGGGATGCGATATGGGCATTCAGCTTTCCGTGAGCGTGCGCAATGCACGTCTGGACGCGGTCGAGACGGCGATCGGAGCGAGCGCGAAGCTACAAATCTATTCCGGTTCCATGCCGGCGTCGTGCGCGGCCTCTGCCACCGGGACTAAGCTTGCAGAGATTGCACTTGGCTCGGATTGGGCGGCAAACGCTTCCAGCGGGTCGAAATCTTTCAGCAATACTCCGCTCTCGACCACTGGCCTTGCGGGCGGGTCTGCTGGATATTTCCGTGTCGTGGATAGCTCCGGCACAACCTGCCACATGCAGGGCACCATCACTGCGACGGGCGGCGGTGGGGATATGACGATCGACAATACCTCGATCGCCAGCGGCCAAGCGGTGAACGTCACCAGCTTTACGCTGACGGATGGGAACGCATAGTTCCTAATCTACAGAGGCTGAAGCCGTGGCTGTAATTCGTTCATTCACGCTAACGACAGACGATAGCGGGAATGAAGGGTTCTCGGCGCGGCTACTGACGAACGTCACTGGCAACACGCAAGGGCAGGTCCGATTTACTTTTGCTGCTGCAAGCAGTGGCTCTCGCGTCATCAACCATGCGTCCTTCGGACGATGGGACGGCAACACATCGACCTTTACGGACACTGTCGCGACGCCAACCCCCATCACGTTTGGTGGTAATGCGAGCGTCACAATCCCGGCGGGCGGCACGGTAACGTCCGATTGGATCAACACCGACGTCAACTCGGAGATCACAAACTACGCTCTGCCGCAGGGCCTCATCGTCATCACGGATGAGGGCAGCCCATCCAATATTCGGCAACTCAGCGGCGACAGCAGTATCATCGCCAATGCCAAGGCGGCAACGAGCAGCTACGCGAACAAGACGACCGGCGCCGGTTGGGGTCTGTTCAACGGGAGGAATTACAACGGGCTTGCTCAAATCGAGACGCAAGCCAGTTCGGGCAATAACGCTGCGCTTGCGAAAACGCTGGGCGGCGTTGTCGTCGCGGCTTCTGTCGCAGTCCCGGTTGACGTTGGCTTATCGAAGTCGCTTTCCGCGGCAACGGCCGCGGCGGCTGCTTCCGTGCCGGTCGCCGCAAGCAGCGCCGTAACGCTAGAGGGGGCCTCTGCTGCTGCGGGCTTGTCGGTACCGGCCGGCGTCTCGCTCGACCGACCGCTTGATGGTCTGATTGCCGCAGTGGCCGTCGGGGTCACTGTGGCGGCAAGCGCCTCTGCCACGTTCGGCGATTTGGCGGCATCCGTAGGTGCGGGAGCCATTATCGCCGCGCAGGCGACGGTGGTTCTTGAACAGGCAACTGTGGTTGCCGCGGCGAGCAATCCGGATGCGGTGGAGACGAACGCTGCACTCGATCCTGTCGCGTGTGTGGCCGCAGCAGCAGTTGGCGTTGCGGTCTCGGCAGGTGTGTTGCTCGCTGATGTTGGGCTGTCTGCCAATGCGCAGACCGGGGACGCATCGTCGGCCGAGGTCTTAGCGAACATCGTTCTCGGAGAGGCGACGTCTATCGCGTCAGCGACAGTTGAGACCTCTGTAGCCGCCAGCCCGACTCTCGAAGCCTGTTCTGCGACCGGGGAGGCAAAAAGTTCCGTTGTCGCATCGTTATCAGCGTCTCTGAACGGCTCGGAAGCGACATCGACGACGAGCAATCCAGTCGACATTGTCGCGCTGCCGTCGCTTGGCGAGTTGCTGTCGTCAATCATCGTTACGAACCCGGCAAGTGCTGCCGCGAACTTAACTCTCGCATCTCTCTCGGCCGCTGCGACGATTGGACCGGCTGTGAAGCCGCGCGCCAACGCGAGCGCATTGCTCATCTGAGGAAGCCCACATGACTGATATGATTTTCGTCGCCCCGGCGGCGGGCGGACGCGTGCGCCAACCTGAGCGCAATGGGTGCGTCATGCCGGATAGCGGCGCATGGGTGCCGCTGGATTCGTTCTATGAGCGTCTGATCGCCGCTGGCGACGTCGTCCGATGCGATCCACCCGCGGTGCCGGATGCCGAGCCACCGGCGGTCGAGGACCGCTCTTCCACCAACGCAATGCATCAGGGCCGGGGCCGTCGTGCTTCCGCCGTAAAGGAGGATTGATCGATGGGCGTTCAGTTTTCGCAAATCCCCGCAAACCTGCGGGTCCCGCTATTCTTCGCCGAGATCAATGCCGGTCAGTCGCCGTATCAGGGCCAGAGCCGGCTGCTGCTGATCGGTCAGACCACGTCCGGCGCCAGCATGGCGGCCAACACGATCCAGCGCCTCGACGGGGACGCGCAGGCGCTCGCCGGCGTTGGCTCTATGCTTGCCGAAATGGCGATCTGGGCGCGCCAGAACCATGCGTTCGGTGAAATCTGGCTCGGCGCTCTCGCCGATACCGGCACCGCGGCCGTCCAGACGATTACGGTAGCATCGGGGATCGAGGGGAAGTCGGGAACGGTGGTCGTCTATGTCGCCGGCGAGCGCGTCGAGGTTTCTGTTGCCTCGACCGACACCGACGACAATGTAGCGACCGCCCTCGCGGCGGCGATCAACGCCGGTTATGTGAAGTTCGGCCGCAGCCTGGCGTTCCCTGTCTCGGCGTCGGCCTCGACGAACACGGTGGTCCTCACCGCGCGCAATCAGGGCGCCCTTGGCAACAAGATTGCCGTCGACTTCAATCTGGTCGGGGACGAAGGGGCGTTGCAGCAGTATCTCTCCGTCGCCTCTACGACGTCAGGCACCGGAGCGCCGACGCTTGGTACCCTGCTCGGCAAGCTCGGGGATATCGAGTTCGACTGGATTGCGACGCCGTATGCGGACACGACCAGCCTGAACGCGATCAAGACGTTCCTCGATGGCGTCTCCGGGCGGTGGTCGCCGTCTCAGATGCTCTACGGCCATCACATCACCGCTCTGTTCGACAGCTATGCAAACCTTGCGTCGGCCGGGTCCGGTCGGAATTCTGCCACGGAAACCATCATGGGCGTGGCGAACTCGCCGTCGCCGCCGTGGCGGTGGGCGGCGGCCGTCGGCGCCGTGGTCGCGCGCGACAAGAACCTCGGTATGGAGGTTGACCAGACGTACCGCCTGAGCCAGCCTTTGCACACGCTGGAACTGGTCGGCATCCTGCCCCCGAAGGACCGGCTCGACTGGTTCTCGACGACGCAGCGAAACAATCTGCTTCAGGACGGCATTTCGACGTTCACCACAGACGTCGACGGAACGGTGCGGCTGAACCGCGTCATCACGACGTACCAACTGAACGCGCATTCGCAGCCGGATATCACCTGGCTCGGAGTCGAGTCCCGCGCCCAGATTACCTATTTCTCGCGCTACATGCGCCAGCGGATCACCCAGACTTATCCGCGGCACGCTCTCGCGAGCGATGGCGCGGAGGGGCGCCCGGGCATCGTCACGCCGAAACTGCTCAAGGCGACCTGCGTCCATGCCTACAAGGAGATGGAGGCGGGCGGGCTTGTCGAGAAATCGGAACTCTTCGCCGACAGTCTCGTGGTCGAGCGGTCTTCCGATCCGAACCGCGTCAATGCCTACCTGCCGGTCGACGTGGTGAACCAGTTCGTCGTCTTCGCTGCGAATATCACGACCTTCCTCGAATACCCGGCTGCCTGACCGGCGCCGTTCGCACCCATCATCATTCTGAGCTAACGGAGCCTGCCATGCACATTTCCGGCGGCCGCGTCACGATCGTCATCGACGATCTGGTTTACAGCGCGCGCGGCGAGATTAAGTTCAACCCGTCGAACATCAGCACCGATGTCGGCACCAATCAGGATGGCACGATCTACAAGACCGTGCGACCCCAGCCGGTGACGGCGGAGTGCACGTTCGATCGCTTCGTCGATGCGAATGGGCGCCCGCTGAAGTGGAATGGGAACCTGATGCTGCTGAACAACATCGCGGCGACCTTCACCGAGCAAGACACCGGCGCGCAGCAGCTTCTGACCAATGCGACATTCGTCGGTGATCCGCAGATCGATCTTGCGACCGGCGAAGTGTCCGGCCTGCGTCTGGTCGGCGAAAAGTATGAGGAAGTGCGGTGAGAGAAACAGTCACGATCAAGCTGGCGAAGCCGCTGGTCACGCACAATGGCCCGCTGAGCCGCATCGTTCTTCGCGAGCCGACGTTCGACGAGTTCCTGTCCTTCGGTGACCCCTACACCGTGGCGGGCAGCGCCGAGGGTGCGCCGTTCATCATCGAGAATGTCGAGGTCATCAAGCAGTACCTGACCGTCTGTCTTGTCGAGCCGAAGGACCCGGCTCTGCTTTCGCAGGCCGGCGCGCGCGTCGCCCGGGAGGTGAAGCAGGCGCTTCTGGGTTTTTTCCAGCCCGCAGGCGAGGCGGGCGAGGACTCCGCGACATCGGAGACGAACTCGTCTTCAACGGGTTCGGAATCGGCCCCTTCGAAATCGGCCAACTGAGCCTTTCCGAGGTTATGTATTGGCACACTCGCGCGGTCGATTGGGTCGAGCGTAGGAAGCGGCGCTGATGGCGAAGATCATCGAGGCAAAGGTTGTCATTTCCGGCGAGGAAAAGCTTTCGCCGCTGATCGACAAGCTCGCCAAGAAGCTCTCGCAGATCGAGAAGAACAAGAAGACCGCTGAGGCCGTCGATAAGATGAGCGCGGCGCTGGCGCGCGCGAACAAGCAAATGGCGGCGATGGACAAATTCGCCGCCGCTCGGGGCAGCTTCGAGAAGGCGCGGGCACATTTTCGCGAGACGCAGATCGCGGTTGAGCGCGCTGCGAAGGCGATGCAGACGGCCAATGGCCCGACGGCCGCGCTGGCGGCCAACTATCGAAAGGCCCAGAACGCGGTCATTGCGGCGTCGAGTGCCTTCGAGCGGCAGAAATCGGCCGTGTTGGCCGCCAAGCGTTCCCTGGAAGGGATGGGCGGTTCGATCAACAATATCGCCGGTCAGCAGCGCAAGCTCGAAGCGGCGGTAAACCGAGCCAACGCAGCAATCGATCGTCAGCACCGGAGGGCAAACCGTCGGGCAAATATCGGCAACGCGGTAGTGGGCGCCGTCGGCGCAACCGCGCTTGGCTACCGTGCTCGTAGTTTTGCGGGTCAGTCGATCACCAGTGCGGCCGAGTTTGACTATGCGGTGCGCAAGCAGCGCCTGCTGACCGAGGGCGATATCAGCAAGGCGGATCAAGCGGAAATCCTGATCCCGCAGGCCAAGCGGATCGGTCAGGAGACCCGATTTACCAACCTGGACGTGGTGCAGGCGCAGACCGCATCCATGCAGGGTCTACCGACGGCGATCACGGGACGCCAGCGCGCCCAAGTCGGCGCCGGCATGATGGAGAACATCCGCAACTACGCGATCATCATGGAAACCGATCTCAAGCAAGCTGCGGAGACGGTCCGAACCTACCTTCAGCAGACCGGCAAGGATATCTCCACACCGGAGAAGGCCGTCCGGGAGAGCCGTTTGGCTGTAAACCGTATCGCGCGCATGGCAAAACTCGGCGGAATGAGTGCCGAGGACGTGCCGCAATATCTGCGCTACGGCGCCGGCGCGAACTCGGTTGTCGGCGTGAGCGAGGATGCATTCCTTGCGATTGGTGCTCTGGCGAAGCGTGGTGGTCTTGATGGCGAGGAAACAGGCGTTTTCATGCGGCAGGTGGCCGGCAAACTCGCGGCGCCGACCAAGAAGGGGCTCACCGCGATGCGCGCGGCGGGCATCGACTACAATAAGTTCGTCAATATGCCCTCGAAGCTCGACGCCGGCGGTCTTGAGGCTCAGTTTCAGCAAGAGCTTGGCGTTAAGTTTACGAGCGGTGTCCGCGATCGGCTTAGCGGACTTTTGGCTGACAAGAACATCATCGGGGACCGCAATACATTCACAGAGGCTGTGTCAAAGGCGGTCGAGCCGTTATTCCCGACGAATAAGAAGGGCGCGGTCTCGGCTGCACATCGCAAGCAGATCGCGAAAGCGGCAGGCGATTTTTACAAGTTCTCGGCAGGAAGCGTCGACGCGCAGGGTCTTCTCGACGCCCTGATGATGTCGAACCTGTCGCTCGCGCAGATCAACTCAATCTTCGACTATCGGCAGGGCGGCCGCTTTGCGATCACTCAGCGTCAGCGCGAAGAATACAGTCTCAATCGAAAGGCAATCCGCGACACCGACAATGACCCGGACTTTGCCAAGTCGCGCGCGGACGAAATCATGGCTGGTCTTGGTGGCGCCTTGGAGAACATCAAAGGCTCTTTCGAGAACCTACAGCAGGCGCTGGGCGAAGCGAACGCTGCGCTGCTGAAGTTTTCATTCGACACCCTCGGCAAGGGGTTCGATTGGATCGCGAATCTGAGCGAGGGAGGAAGGCAAGCCGCGACTGCGCTAGCTTCAATTGGTGTCCTTGGCGGCTCGGCGTTGCTGCTGAAGCAGCTTTTCTCTGGCTTCGGTCTGGCGAGTTCGGCCGCGGCGCTTGATGGTGCGGCGGCCGCACTGACAGTGGCTGCAACTCGCTTGGGGGCCGGCGGCGCCGTGGCAAGCGCTGCGCCAGTGGCCTCCGCCGCCGCATCGCCGTGGCTCGCCCGCTTGGCGCCGGCGGCCCCGTATCTCGGTCTGGCAGGTGGTGCGCTCGGTGGTGCGGCCGCCCTCTATGGGCTTCGGCAATACGTCGAAGGCGAAGGCTACGCGGGGAAGACGGTTCAAGAGCGCCTTGCCAGCCAAGGCGGCGGATCGATGCGGGACGTTCGCATTCGAGCCTTCAACGAAGAGCGCGCGCGTATGGGCCTGCCGTTGCTCGGTGGTGACCGCCCCGTCGAGGCCGAGCTGAAGGGTGAGGCGAAGGTCTCCGGCAAGGCAGAAGTGACGATCAATATTCCCGGCTTTGGGGTGCATTCGGCGATGATCCCTCTCTCGGGCACGATGAGCGCGAACGGCCCCGGCTCTCTCGGCACCTCGTCGCCTGATGCTGCCGCAATGCCGGTCGGAGGTCCGTAATGGCCATAGGGCGCGACTGGCTGCGGACTCTCTTTCCGGCGTCGTTCAAGGGCGTCCCGTTCCAGACTGAGCGGGACGAGGAAGAGGGCGGCCGCCGGATCGTCAGCCATGAATTCCCCGGCCGGGACGATCCGTTCAACGAGGACCTGGGTGAGGCAAAGCGCGACTTCGACGTCACGGCTTATCTGGCGTCGGACACCGTTGACGTTCAAGCGACGGCGCTTACTTCCGTCTGCGCACAGCGCGGCGCTGGCATTCTCGTGCTGCCGACGCATGGCCCGATTACCGTCCGCTGTCTGAATTTCCGGCGCAGCCGTGAGAAGGATAGGGCCGGACGAATTGCATACACCCTGCGTTTCGTGCGCGAGGGCGCGGCGACCTCGCTCGTCTCGTTTGCCTCGCTCGCAAACATGGTTTTTGCCCGCGCCGATGCGCTGGCGAGTGCAGTCTCCGTCTTTGCCGAAACCGCGATCTATGCGCTCGGTCAGCCGGACTTTGTGATCGAGGCGGCGACCGAGGGATTGCAGACCGGGGCTGCCACGCTCGACGTGGTTCGCATGTCGGGGAATATCGACCCGGCGTCGAGCGCCGTGCAGCGCAATGCGATCAAGACGCTCTACGATGCTGCGCCAGAAGCGGCGAGCCAGACCAGCGGCGTAAACGGCGAAGCGTTCGCCGACCTCGTGACCATCGCGCGCGGCATTGCCGACGGCATGGAGGGCGGCGCTGCGGTTCGGGCTTTCGAGCCGATCCTCGGCGATCAGCTTGATCCGCCTGCGGGTCCGTTCAGGACTCCGGCTGCGAAGGCTGCCGCGGACAACGAGTTCGCGACCGCCTTGATGATGCGTATGGCCGCCTTGGCAGCTTATGCGGAGGGTATTGCCAGCGCGGTGATCTCGGATCGGCAAACCGCTATCGCGTTGAGGGCGGATGCGGCTGAATACTTCGACGCGGTGCTCTACGCGCTCTCTGCTTACGAGCCGGAAATCTACCGTGCGGTGGTCGATCTCAGCGGAGCGACTATCGATTACCTATCGCGGGCAATCCTTGATCGCGCGCCCGTTATTCCGGTTGAGGCAAACCGCAGGATGCCTTCGTTGTGGTGGGCGCATCGCCTCTATCGCGATCCTACCCGCTCAACCGAACTGGCGGAGCGCAACCGCGTCGCGCACCCCTCGTTCATGCCGACAGACTTTGAGGCGCTGGCGCGCTGATGCTGACCCCGCTGAACCAGCTTAGCTGGTACTTCCCCGATCAGCCGATCGGGCAGACCGAGATTGTATCGGTCGAGGTGGATGGGGTCCGCTATACGGCCTTCGTCCGTGCTCAGGCACGCGCCGGCTACAAAGAAGCTGCACGGGCTTTCGAATTGAGGATCGCGGCAGAGCTTGGAGCGTCAGCCACGCACGCGGTATTCCGCGCCGGCGCCGAGGTTTCGGTCTATTCGAACGATGACCTGCTGCTGACGGGCTTCGTTGACCAAAAGCGGCCGCACTACAGCGCACGCAACGCGCACATGGTCATCACGGGTCGTTCAAAGGCAGGCGATCTGATCGATAGTGATCCGGACCACGACACCGGGCATTTCGAGAACAAGGACCCGGCCGAGATCGGTGCCGAACTGGCGGAAGGTTACGGAGCAACGTTCAGGACGGATCAAGCGCTTTCGAAGCTGGAATCGTACCAGTTGACGCCGGGCGCCAGCATTTTTCGCGAGATTGAGAAGATGGCGCGGCGGCAGGGCATGACGCTTTCCGGCACCGCTGAGGGCGACATTCTGATCACCAAGCCGGATGGCTCAAAGCGGCATGCCGGTGGCGTCTTCGAGGGCCAGAACTTGCTCGTCGGCAACGCTGATCACAACTGGTCGAGCCGATATTCGCGGTACAGTTTCAAAGGACAGCGCATCCTTGGTCACGGCGCGCGGCGCTTGCATATGGTCGCGACGTCAAAAGACGGCGTCGTGAAGCGAAAGCGGCACAAAGCCGTTATCCATGACGATGACGGGTCGATCGATGACCTCAAGGGGCGGGCGACGAACCGCCGGAACCGGGCGGCCGGCGAAGCGCTGAAGGCCACGATTTCGACAGCCGGCTTCCGTGATCAAGCCGGGAAGATATGGGAACCGGGTTATCTGGTCTGGATCGAGAGCCCGTATCTCGACATCGCTCAGGACATGCTGATTGAGGCGGTTGATTTTAGCAGCGGCCCCGAAGGATCGCTGGCACTGCTTTCGCTTGTCGATCCGCGCGCGTTTGGTGGCAAGGGTGCGGGTGGAGGGAAGGGCAACAAGTCCGGCGATGAGTATGAGATTGACGACAGCGAGGCTGTCGACGAGACGCCGGCGGACTGATCAATGAGCTATTGGGAGCACGACGACGCGATCCGCTCGATGATCAGGCGGTTTCAGGTTCTTAACGTTGACGACAGCGGGACGCAGCAGATCCTCGACCTCGCCGGCCTCTACGGCGAGAAGCCGAAGCGCGTTCTTCGGGTACTGCCACACGGTTTCACGTCGAACCCGCCGGCAGGAAGCGATGGGTTAGGGTTGGCGCTCGGCGGCCGATCCGACCGGCTGGCATATCTCGACGGCGGCCATGAAAAGCACCGTCCGAAAAACCTGCCTCAAGGCGGGGCAGCGATCTACGACGCATACGGAAAGATCATCAAGGTTATCGAGGACGAAACAGAGATCGATGCTGGCGGCAAGCCGGTGGTGATCCACAATGCGTCTAAGGTGACGATCGAGGCCGACACGGAGGTCGTGATCGGCCTCAAGAATAAGCGTTACCTCCGCGTTCGAGAGCACCGCATCGACCTTGCGGTGCAGTCGCCGACGGAAGATGCGCCGTACAAGGTTTCGACCGAAGGCGGGCCGTCCGAGGTGCTTTGGGCGAGGATCGACTGATGACGTCGCTTCGGGTTCGGATTGGAGAAGCTGACCGGCCCCAGCCTCAATTGCTATGGGACAGTGTTTGGGATTCTCAGACTGGCTGCGCCGATTGGGCAATGGCCGGCGACGACGAGCCGTTAAACCGTGGCGGGCTGCGCGCCAAGGCAGCGCTGCACACCGCAATCATTGTGGCGCTGTTCACGGACAAGCGCTGTCCTGACCAACACCCGCACCGTAAGTTCATCGGCGACGATGATCCACGGGGATGGTGGGGCGACGATATCGACGTTCGCGCTGATCTTGGCGAGGACGAGCTTGGCTCGCTGTTGTGGATATATGAGCGCGCGCCGCTGAACGAGGAAGTCCGCCGGTTTGTCGAGGTTGCCGCTCAGGAGGCGCTAGCGCCGCTGATCCGGCAGGGGGTGGCCGCGCGTATCGACGTTGAGGCAACGATGCAGGCGGCCGTGAATCGGATTGACCTGTCCGTTCAGGTTTACGGCCGTGACAATCAGATCATCCATCGCGAGCAGTTTAGCGACATCTGGAAACAGGCATCCGCGAAATGAGCTATGCGCTTCCGACATTGCAGGATTTGCTGGATCGTACGCGCAAAGCATTCCGCAAGTCTCTGCCTGGCAGCGATGCTTGGGTTTGGCCCAACAACATCACGCCGACCGCAAAGGTTATCGCTGGCGCAGTCTTCGAGGTGTTCGGCTTTGCCGGCTACATCGCGAAGATGATCTTCGTAAGCACCGCGCCCGATCTTGAAACACTGAAGCTGCATGCTAACGAGTACGGCATGACGCTGCTTCCGGCCGAGCCGGCGCGCGGTGTCTTGCGCTTGACCAGCACCGGCGATTTGACGGTGGCGGCAGGTGCGGTGTTCGCCCGCACAGATGGCGTGCAGTATGTTTCATCCGCCGGCGCTTCTAGGATCGGGGCTGGCGACATCGACGTTCCCGTGACAGCGGTTGTCGATGGCGCGGCCGGAAACGTGCCCGACGGTGCAGGAGTTACGATTGTCTCCGGGGTAACAGGCGATGCGACTGCGCTAGTCCATGGAGATATCGTCGGTGGTGCCGATGTGGAGGACAAGGAGAGTTTTCGCACGCGCATCTTGTTTCGGAAACGCTATCCGCCGCACGGCGGCGCCGCATCAGACTATGTGATGTGGGCGCGAGAGGTGAGCGGTGTCACGCGAGTGTTTGTTGAGCGTCTTTGGGCGGGCGCAGGCACCGTTCGCGTTTTCGTGCTGATGGATCGCCTATATTCTGATGGGGTTCCGGGCACCGACGATATTGCCAGGGTTCGGGAACATATTGAAGCGATGCGACCCGCTGGTGCGATCGTGACGGTCGCTGCGCCATCTGCTGTCTCTATCGATGTCGTTATTGACGGGTTTGAGCCGGATACAGTCGAGGCGCGAGAGCAAGCAAAGGCATCGCTGCGCGAAGCTTTTCTGCGGCTTGGGCGAGTTGCGGGAGGCGATACGGCGGTCGGCGGCATGCCGTTCCTCGCTACGCCATTCAGCTTCTCAAGGTCGTGGATTTGGCAGGCGGTAGCGAATGCATCTGGTGAGGAACGGCATAGCATCACAACGCCGGGCAGTGACGTTGCGCTGTCCGCAGGGCAAATCCCGGTTCTCGGCAACGTGACATTCAGCTAATTCGATGCACTGCCCAACTCGTGATGAAACGCTGGCCGCGCTGCTGGCGCTGTTGCCGCGCGGCCGCGCATGGCAATCAAACTTGGGTGGACCCGAGCCTTATCGGGATGCGGCTTTTTCCGCCGGATCGTTCGATCCGGCGGCATATGATGCAAAGCCGACCTCCGGCTCTGTCATGTACCGCTTTTGGTCGGCGGTCGCTGGTGTGATCGATTTTGCGCATCAACGTCTTTGCGCTCTTGCGCTCGAAATGTTCTGCGCCACCGCCAATGAGACCCGTGACCAATGGATGATCGAATACGGTCTACCAGACCCGTGCGACGCCTATCCTGACCTCTGCACGAAGGTAGCTGCTACTGGCGGTACAAGGTGCGAGTATTTTGCTGTTATCGCATCGCGCGCAGGATGGGCAATTTGGTGCGACGATGGCAGCGAGTGGTGCGGAGATCAGATCGGCGATTTCTTCGCTGGTGCGGGCATGATCGGTAATGCGCTTGCCGCCGTTCTTACGATCACTGTCGATACACACGCCAGCCCGTCTTTCACCGGCAGCGTTCAGACGCCTCCGCAGCCCGGCCTACTGATGGCGGGTTTACCTCTGGCCTGCGATCCTGACATTTCAAGCCTGCAATGCCTGCTTGAACGAATCGTCCCGGCGCACGTCTCGCTCGTTTATCTCACAATCTGAGGCTCCCAAGATGACCGACGTTCTTGGCCCGGCATCCACTAATGCCGTCGTCACTCGTCCTACCCGCACAATTTCGCGCGGTGCGGACCCAACCTGGTTTCGTGATTGCAGCAACCCTGCGCTGAGGGACGGGACAATTCTGCCGGCGGACTTCCTTAATGACGTGCTCGCGCAACTACGCACGGCATTCGCCAATTCCGGCATCACGCTCGACAACGGCGATGACATGCTGTGGCGCGCAATGCAGGCGGTTTCGACCCGCTACGCTGAGGATAGCAGCGGGGCTGCGAATGCCATCGTCGCGGCGTTCGATCCGCCGGTGACGAACTATGGCAGCGGCGGATTGATGCTGGCCGTGAAAGTCGCGAACAACGTCACCGGCGCGACGACCGTCAAGGCGAATGCGCTCTCGACCAAGGCGCTGAAAAAGATCGATGGCGCCGATCTCGTGACCGGTGATCTACCGGCCAGCGCGATTGCGCTGATGATGTTTGATGGCGTCAAGTTTCAGTTGCTCTGCACCTTTGCGACGGCGCCGGCGTTGCCGCCGATGTTCGGTCGGAATCTTATCGTCATCAGTTCTTCGCAAAGTTGGACCGTGCCGGCCAGTGTTACCCAAGTTTATGCGCAAGTGTGGGGCGCGGCGGGTGGCGGCGGGGCCTCGCATTCGTCTGGCCCCTGCGGTGGCGGCGGCGGTGATAGCGGCGGCTATTCGCAAAAGCTCTGCACCGTGACACCCGGCGCGAATATTTCCGTGACCATCGGCGCCGGCGGTGCTGGCGGCGCGGGCAACGGCGCCAACGGTGTCGACGGCGGATCGTCGTCGTTCGGCGCTTACTGCGCGGCGACGGGTGGCAAGAAAGGTCTCGGCGGTACGGCGGGCGGGCTCGGCATCGGTTCTGGCGTTCCCGGTGTCGGTAGCGGCGGCGATCTCAATCTGACCGGGAGCGCCGGCAAGGTTGCTGTCCCGGCGACGCCTGCAATTGCGTTTACAGCCGGTGGCAATGGCGGTGATGCGCCGTATCTCGGTGGCGGCGGCCAGGGCAACTATGGCACGGGCATTGCCGGCGGTCCCGGTGCCGGCGGTGCCGGCGGCGGTTCGCAGTCCGGTTTCACCAATGCTGGCGGCAAGGGCGGCGATGGCCTTGTCATCCTGTCCTACTGAGAGGGCTATTTCCGATGAAACACTATGCTCGCATCGAGACCGATCTGGTCGCCGAGATCGTGGCGTTGCCGGATGATCTGCCGATCACCGAAGCATTTCCCGGAACCCTCGCATTTGTCGAGTGCGATCCGGAGCAAGTAGCGGTTGGCGACACCTATCAGGATGAGCAGTTTGGGCCGCCTCCGCCGACTGTCGTCACGCTCGACGATGTGCGCGCGCAGGCCCGTGCCGCGCTTTATGAGAGTGACCGCACGGTGCTGCGCTGTTTCGAGGCGGATGTCTCCGTGCCGCAGGAGTGGAAAGACTACCGCGCGGCGCTGCGCGGCGTTGTCAATTTGACCGAGGGTCCGCCGCCTGTATTGCCGACGCGCCCCGCTTATCCCGCCGGCACCTGATCGCCGCTTCGTCGCCCGGTATCTCTATTTAGGACATTTTCATGGGTATCTCGATCAAGCACGCGGCGCATTCCGATGCGCCCGATGTCGGCGCGCCGGCTGGCGCCGTCAAGGGCAGCGACTGGAATGCCGATCATGGCGTGACGCTGACCGGCCTGTTTCTGGCGATGGCCGAACTTGCGGCGACGCCGAACAGCGTTCCGTATGTGGATGGCGCAGGCACCGGCAAGTTGACCACGCTGACCGATTACTCTCGGTCGTTGCTTGCCGCGGCGTCGGCCTCGGCGGTTTTGTCGCTTCTTGGTGCGGCGCCGACCCAATCGCCGGCATTCACCGGGACTCCGACCGCGCCGACCGCCCCGAATGGCACCAATACGTCCCAGGTCGCCACCTGTGGTTTTGTTCGTGGCGAGATCAACACGCTTGCCGCATTGGTTTCCGGCGCTCTGGTCTTCAAGGGTGCATGGAGCGCAGCGGGCGGCACGTTCCCCGGTGGCGGCGCGGCGCTGACCGGCTGGTTTTACATGGTGAGCACTGCCGGGACGGTCGGGGGCGTTTCTTTCAGCGTTGGCGATTGTCTGTACGCCATCAAGGATAACGCGAGTTCGACGACCTATGCCGGAAACTGGCTTAAGGTTGAGGGTGTGCTGACCTCCGCCGAGATCGTCACCGCGCTCGGCTTCACGCCGGAGAACGCGGCGAAGAAGGGTGTGCCAAACGGGTATGCGGGGCTGGATGGTGCCGGCACGCTGAATATTAAACCTGGTGGCAACGCCATTGTTATAAAATCGTCTAGCGGGACGACGGCGTCTGCGATCTTAAGAAAGGATACGGTAAATTTTTATGTGTTGCTAACCGCCGACGGCGACCCTGATGGAAGTTTTGATGGCCGCCGGCCATTTGTGATTCCGCTAGCGGGCGCCGAACTTGTAACCGATCGAAGCTGGTCAATCGCGGCTGATGGTTATTATGCTATCAATACCAGAGCTAAGATCATTGCTCCATCAGACGGTGTCATCACTCTTCAAAACAATGCGCAGTCTGGATTTACCTCGCTGAACTTCGGCGGGAATACGAGTGCGTTTCCTGCCTTGGGACGTTCTGGCACAACACTTGTTGCTTACCTTGCCGATCTATCAGGAACAGCAAGTTTTGTTGCTTCTCAAATTCGGGCAGCAAGCGGTTATTATAACTTTGGGCCAACTCTTGGCGGCACCGGCTACGGCATCCGCGACAACTCTGGCACAATCGAAGCAAAGGACAGTGGCGGCACCTGGTCGCCGGTTCTGACCGCGCTCGATATCGGCACCGATGCCGGTGATGTTGTCGTTGTCCAGCCTGGCGGCAAGCTGCCGGCGCTCGACGCGTCGAATCTCTACAACGTGCCGGCCGCCGAGCCGACCGTTGGCGCGATGGTGCTGGCGCACAAGAATGGCACCAATCAAACGCTCAACAATGGCGACGTTGTCGGCGTCACCTTCGGCACAGCTGCCATCAATGAGGGGAATCGCTGGGATACATCGAACAGCCGATTCACGCCCGGAGATGGGGAGCGATGGCTGCTCGGGGGATACGCGACACTCTTAAGCGTTAGCGATGGGTCTTACGTCTCGATCACGCTGCGCAAGAACGGCACCATCTATCTTGTCGGTCCACAGCAGAACAACGGCGCTGTCGGGCAGGTACGGGTCGCTCTCCCGGTCGTTTCGGTCGTGGGCAATGGCTCTGATTACTATGAGCTATATCTGTCCTACGGAAACTCGACCGGCTCGACTACGATTTCTGGCGCAGCGACGGACACCTATTTCACCGCGACGAGGCTGCGGTAATGGCAACCTTCGCGGCATGCGGTGCCTATCCGACCATCCATCCGACGATCGCGGCAATGACAGCGATCGCCACCCAGATCAGCGCATGGTTGGTGAGTTGGGAGAAGTTGCCGCGGTACTTAAAGAGCGTGGCTCGTCCGAACACCAGAGCGAGCGCCGCGAAGCCCGTCGCATAGGCAACCGCCTCGGCGGTGCCGGCGTGCTGCGGTGAGAGAACGGCGGTGGCAACGCCGATCACGGCCGCCACAGCCAGCATCGTCATGACAACCCAGAACATGGGTGCATTCTAGCGTCCCGCAATCTCTAAGGACAATGTGACATGACCATCGCCGCCCTCGTGGCGCGCGCACCCTTGCGCTTGGGCGCAAAGGGCGACGCCGTGCTTGCACTTCAGATCGCGCTGCGGGCGCAGGGCGCCCAGCTCGTCGCCGATAGGGTGTTCGGGCCGATCACGAAGACGGCCGTCGAGCAATTCCAGCGCACGGCCGGGCTGAAACCGGACGGCATCGTCGGCTCGCTGACTGCGGCGGCGCTCGATCGCGTCAAGACCGCGCCGGCGGAGAAGCCGCTGGCATCGTCGGCGAAGATCGCGCCGCACCTGTCGGTGATGCGCGCCATCACCGGCACGAAGGAGGTCGCTGGCAAGGGCAATAACCCGGTCATCCTCGGCTGGGCCACCGAGATCGTTGCGCGCTATCCGAGCCTCAAGGCTGGGGTCGGCTGGTATGGGGCGGACGAGACGCCGTGGTGCGGACTCGCCGTGGCCTATGCCTGCGCCATGGCCGGGCAGAAGCCGCCCGAGGCGCCGCTCTGGGCGCTGAACTGGCGGGATGCCTGGCGGGACGGTGTGCGCCTGCCAGGGCCGACGCTGGGAGCCATCGGCGTCATGTCCCGGTCTGGCGGGGGCCACGTCACGCTCTACGAGGGCGAGGACGGCGCCGGCTGGTTCGGCCGGGGTGGCAACCAGTCCGATCAGGTCAACATCGCGAAATTCCCGCACAGCCGGGCGGTGACGTGGATGTGGCCGAAGGGCCTGCCGGTCCCGAACACCGGCCGGGTCAAGACGACATTCGCTGCGGCCGTGTCTGTCCGCGAAGCGTGATCGCGCAATTTAGAGGATCACATGAAAAATGAGATTCTGCGGTCCGCGAAGGGTGGCCGACTGATGTTCTGGTGTCCCGGCTGCGATGGTGCGCACGCGGTGCAGGTCGGGGAAGGGCCGGGGCCGCGTTGGGGCTTCAACGGCGATCACGAGCGCCCCACCTTCACACCTTCAGTGCTGGTGCGCGGCACGCGCCGTATCACTGATGCAGAGCGTGATCTCATTCTGTCCGGCGAGAAAATCGAGCCGGAACGGACGGTCTGCCACTCATTCGTGACGGACGGTCAAATCCAGTTTCTCAATGACTGCACGCACGCTCTTGCAGGCCAGACGGTCCCGTTGAGGCCGTTTGACGAGTAACCCGTACCCGGCGGCTCCGGGCAATTCCGAAAACATAGGTGAGACATGACCTGGGATTCCATCCAGCAGGTGGTGCGTATCGTTGCGTATGCGGCAGGCGGCTATCTCCTTGGCGATGCTGTTGCGCAGAGTGCGCAGTTTCAGGCGGCGGTCGGCGGTGTGTTGAGCGTCGGTGCGTTCGTCTGGTGGTTCTTCTGGGAACGCACCCGGCCGGCCGCATGACCTGGCTTTCCGCCATCGCGTCGGCTCTGGCGATCCTGCGGGTGCTCGCTGAGTACCTGCGGGATCGCAAGACCATCGACGACGCAACCGCCGCCGCCATCCTCAAAGGACTTCGGGAGGCCGATGATGCAATCAACCGCGCCAAGAGCGCTCGTGACCTTGTGCGTGCTGATCTCGCTCGGGATCCTGACAGCATCCTGCGCGACGACGACGGCTTCAAGCGGCGTGACGACGAGCGCGGATAGTATCCGCGTCGCCTGTGCAACGTTCGAGCCGATTTATTGGTCGGGCAGCGATACGGCTGAGACAGTCGCCAAGATCAAGGGGCATAACGCGGCTGGCAGGGCGCTGTGCGGGTGGGGGACAGCGAAATGAACGATCGACCGGACCCGTCCGAGAGGTTCTGGCGTCTCGACAAGAAAGTGCCGCTCGCACTGATCCTGACGATCATCGGGCAAACCGGCGTCTTCATCTGGTGGGCGTCCTCGCTCAATGAGCGGGTGAACGTGCTGGAAAAGGCGAGTGCGGTCAGCTCTGCCTCCGCGCCGGTCCAGTCCGATCGCCTCACGCGCGTCGAGAGCAAGATGGAATCCGTCCAGCGCGACGTGACGGAGATCAAAGCCGACATCAAAAGCCTGATCCGCCGCGAGCCGGCGGCGGCAAAGTAACCCCTTCGTCGATTTCGGAGACCTTGCCAATGACGCGCGCCTGGAGCGCCGTCGTGATCGCTTGCGCATTGGCGCTGGCGGTGACGGCTGCCAATGCAGGACCACGCCAGCAGCAGATGGAGGCGCGGTGCGACAATGACGGACGGTGCATCGCCGCCACGGAAGTCGCTGAGGCGGCTTTTGGCATCGGCGGCTATGTGGGTAGTGGGCAGGGCAGAATATCGCGCCAGCAAGCCTCCGGCGGCCGTCCGGCCGGCTGTCCGCCCCTCTGGTGTGGCTGCGGGCTGGCGCTCAAGCTATTCGGCCGGCATGTCCGCGAGCTGTGGCCGGCGCGCGCCTGGCTCCGGTTTCCGCGCATCTCCGGGCCGGTGCCGGGCGCCGTCGCCGTGCTGTCGCGCGGCCGGCGGGGCGGGCACGTCGGCATCGTCCGTGGCGTCGATGCGAACGGCAATCCGATCATCTTTTCCGGCAACCATAACCGGCGCTGGGGCACGGCGACGTATCCGCGCGGGCGGGTCATTGCCTATGTGAGGCCGTGACTCTGGCCCCCGTGGGGCCAGAGCACAGGCATTGATTTGCCGCCGGGACGGGGCGGCGGATCATCGTGGTCCAGAGACTGAAGCGCGTCGATGATTTCGTCGAATGATACCGGCGCCGGTGCACCTGGTGGCTTTCGAAGCGTCGGGGCCGATTCGACGGCGCACGCATCCGACGCCCAGGACGACAGGATCGCCCGTTTTTCCTCCCGGCTGAGATGTGGGGACGCCACGACGTCATGAGGGCGGGCGTATGTGTCGCCAGGCCGCAGGAGCCCGGCGAGGGCCGGATCAACGGGGGTGTCGGCATAGCGGATAGCGTTTGTCATGCCAGGGTCCCTCCATCGTTGAGCCAAAACGCGAAAAGGACGCACAGGGTAGACAGGAAAGCCGTCACGGCAAAAAGCTCTGGAATCATTGGGACCTCCAAGAACCTCCTTTCTGACGGCTGTAAAATTTAGAAAATCCGACTCAGATTTCAAGCCCCTTCCCTGGGCGGTATTTTGTTTTGGCTTCCCGAGGAATCGCTTATGCGGCCGCCATGAAGAACGGCATTCTCGAAGACACCGACGGCTGGGACATCGTGGTCAACGGCGTCGACCGTACGTTCCGGCACGTTGAAGCCCGCGCCGTCCAGGCGGCGCGCAATCTCAAGCAGCGGTGGCCGCAGGATGAGGTCTATCCGGCTGGCATCGGCCGGCGCACGCTTGCTCAAATCGTCGCTCATAGGTTCCTCCGGCTGCCGCCAGCCCGTGTTGCTAAGCGGCTAGGCCGTCAGACTGTTCCGACTGCGCCGGGGAACGATCCCGCCTACTGCTTTATTGCCCCCAATCGTAAGCAGGCTCTTTTTATTAGGAACCACTATCGCCGCGTGCAATTAACGCAGTGCGCGCGAGCGCACCTGCCCAGCCCGTCCGTGGCGGCCCGAACCCCACGGGCGGGCTACCTATGGGGGCGGCGCTTTATCGGCGGCGCCGGTCCTCGTTGTCGATGATCTTGCGGGCCTCGGTAAAGGCATAATCGGGTGTGCGGCAGCCCTCGGTCTTTGCGAAGTGTAGACCGCCCTCGTCCTTGATCTCGACGAAGAACTGCCCCTCGCGCGTCAGTTCCATCGTGTGACCGCGATAAGTCTTCGTCATTAGGATGCGCGTCATTGCTTGTTGTCCGTGTTCGTGCCTAGCGCCTATCTGAAGTTCTTACGCGGCGAAAACTGGCCCCAGCGCAGCGCCAGCCGCCGCCCCGGCACAGCTCGCACCGCCGCCTCATAGGCGCCGATACCAGCGTCGAGGTTGCGGCAATAGGCGATGACTTCGCCGGGACCGTCGGTCGGATATTCGACGAGCCGGTAGCCGTAGTCTTGCAGCACTGTCCACGGCACCGGACCATCAGCCGTCAGGTAAAGCGCCGCGGCGACGCGGCGAGCGGTCTCCGGGGTGAGCCGTACCGTCTTCCCCGCCTTCGCCCGATCCTCGATCCGCTTCGCCAGCGCGGCCAAAGGCGGCAGTTCGTCGGGTGGCTCGGTCGCCGTCCACGGCAGCGGGTCGCGCGCCGCCAGCATGGCCTTGATGAGGCTACGGGTGAGAGGCGCCGCCGGGTCGAGCGGACGGTAATTGTCGCCTTTCGGCAGAGATCGGAGACGACGCATGCGCAACCATCGGCCCTGCGGCCGATCTCCTCTGAGTGATGGTTGCTGCCCTCACAAGAGCCAATTAAGCACGAGAACATCGTCAGAACAAACTGCGGGATTTTCTGCGGGACTTTTGGTCGGAGAATCTCCGTTTGGCGCCTTTTCGTTCTGGTTTGCTGTGTTTTCCGGCTTGCAGATTGGCGCCTATAATGGCAATCAAATCAGCGCGCTAGTCGCGATCTGCGGGTGTAGCTCAATGGTAGAGCAGCAGCCTTCCAAGCTGAATACGAGGGTTCGATTCCCTTCACCCGCTCCATTTCATTGAAAATCCGACATCGCATTTTCATATAAGGCCGAAAGTGAGATCGGAGCCAAACCCGTGCCGCTACCGTGCGGCCGTCAAACAAAGAGCATAAAGAGAGAGCGCAGACCAAAATGGCTAAAGAGAAGTTCAACCGCAGCAAGCCGCACTGCAACATCGGGACGATTGGTCACGTTGACCACGGCAAGACGTCGCTGACGGCAGCGATCACGAAGGTTCTGGCGGAAGCCGG